CCTGGTACTCAGGCGCCCTTGGTATCTGGCAGATACAAACTTCCGCGCACTCCGGTAAGCACTGGTGGTCGCGCGGTGCAATGCTCGACCCATACACTCAGTCGCGCATCGTCTACAAGCACATGACCAACAAGGGCAAGTATTGGGTGCCGTGGGGACTCAATCCCGATGGATCGCTCAACGCCAGCCACTACGGCGGGTGGTCTTCATGGCACCATGAGAATTGGATCATGGCTCCGTTCCGTCAGTTCATGAGTCAATACCCGTGCAAGGACACACCACCGAAGAAAGGGAAGAAAGGATAGCGCGCAATGACAGCAGCCAAACCAAAGAAGCCAACTGATGATGAGATTCTCGCAGCACTTCGCGTGCTCGAGGAACTCGGCTCACGAGGAGACTACGCGTACGAAAAGCTCGTGCAGCAGCTACCAAAGAACAAGCGACCGCCGAGCAGTCAGCCCATCGCAGGAAACCTCACGTTCGTCGGACATGACGGCGCCTGGAATCTTCCAGAAGCCGCGCTCGACAAGATCGAAGCAGCAGTCAAGGCAGCATGGAAGCCAGTGACCGCCAAGATCGGAGCAAAGACGTACACCGTGGAGTTCAACGACATCGAGTTCTAGCGCAACACCAGCTAGCGCGGAAGGGGCCCTCGAGCAATCGAGGGTCCCTTTCCCTTGCGGTCACGTCGACGAACACGCCCCTATAATTGTGACGATCAGCAGCACGCCACAAGGAAGGGACACCACAATCGTGGCACAAGCCAAGGCAAGCAAGACCGCAGCAGCTAAGAAGCCTGCGGCTAAGAAGCCTGCAGCCAAGAAGCCTGCAACACCTGCAACCAAGAAGCCAGCCGCCGCCAAGAAGCCAGCCGCCAAGAAGGCAGCAGCTACGACGCCGACCAAGCCTCGCGCCAAGAAGGCAGCAGCTCCTGCGGCAGCACCCAGCCCAAAGCCCAAGCTGAGCGAGCGCATCCGCGCCTGGCTCGGCCTGTAAGCTTACAGCCAGCGAACAAAGGAAGCTCGCCGATGAGTGAAGATCCCGTAGACCAGACTGAGGCTGCGGCTGAGGTAGAGGCTGACGCGGTTGAGGTAGGGCGACCCCAGCCTCGCATCAAGCACAGGCCTGACCCACAGCCCGTGGACACCCAGGACCCCGACCCAGCTCTTGAGGTCGACGGTGAGCCGGAGCCCCACGAGTCGGCGCCTGCGCCTGAATCACAGTCGCAGCCTCAGTCTCTAGCTAGCGACGCCGACGACAATGCGGTATACGCAGCTGCGGTGACTGGAAGTCGCGACAACGTGTACCTCGACAAGTGCATCGTCAAGAACCTCTATAACCGTAAGAGCCTCACCGTTCATCATCTGCAGCGTCGCCTGTACCAGCTCGGCTTCACGCAGGCCGCTGACGACAGAGACGGGTACTATGGCAATCTGACCATTGGCGCCGTAGCCGCCTTCCAAGCAGCCATTGGTCTCGAGGAGACAGGCATCGTCGACGAGGAAACATTCCAGGCGATCTTCAAGGGCGACCCGATCGTGGTCGTCCACGTCTAACACCAGCAAACCAGCACACAACGAAGTGGCATCCACCGGGGGTGGGTGCCACTTTGCTATTAGCCCATGGCACGCGCACTTAGTCTAGCACTAACGTAGCTGCACCCAATCGACTACACCCAGCTACTACACACAAGCAACCTGACAAGCTCAACTAAACCTAGCCATCAAACCAGGCGCAAGGCACAAGCCAAGGCAAGGACTAGTACTAGACTAATAGCCAGGCAGGTGGCAGGAAGGTGGCAGGAAGGTAGGCAGGCAGGTCGACCAGCTCGCCACTAGAATTCATCAATGGAAAAACTTATAAGAAAACTTAGATAAGTTTTCTTATAAGTTTTCTTAAGTGCAGGAGGCCGCTACTTTTTAGAAGTGTTTTCTTATCGCCTCAAAATATACAATATCGCTCTCTCACGCCAAAGCCACTTAACCTAAACCTACTCTTCGTCCCCCTCTTTGTACAACTCTTCGTCACCGCGTCGATGTTCGCCTGTGTACACTGCGCGCCCGGAGTGATATAGTGACTCGGTGATCGAGCGCACCCGCACATCTGCACGCCGTGCGCCGCTACCAACCTCCGAGTGCGAAGTTCTCGCCGCGCTGTCAAGCGACGGACTGCACGCGCGTGTTCGCGCGCTGTACGAGGCGGGCTGGTCGTTGAGCAGTATCGGTGACGCGTTTTCTCCGCCGCGAGCTCGCACCACCGTGCGCTCCTGGATCAACGCGTGCACACTCCCTGTTGAGGATCTTCCGCTTGTCGCCGCTCCTCCGCCTCCTTCGCCGTCATCCTCTCAGCCTGTGCCGTCTCGTGCGCGTTCTCTTGCACCGGGTATTCCTGAGCACGCGCGGCAGCGAATTGCAGCTTTAGCTCCCGTGGCGCGTCGGTATCGGGCGCGGACGAATCCGAATTCGCCAATCGGGCAGGCGCACGCGGATCTGACCGCGCTGTGTCGGGAGCTTCACTCGCATGGCGTGCCGATTCGCGCGCTCGCGAACGCGGCTGGCGTGACGTACCGCGCGATGTCTGTTCGAGTCAAGTAATTTAGTAAGACAAGCAGTATGCCTCGCGCCTCCGCGCGAATGAACCGGAAAGGGAGCGCCCAGAGATGTCAACGCTCGAGGAGGCCGATTTCGGAGTGATCGTGTGGACGAATCCTCGAGCGGCGTTCTCGTCTCGTGCTCGGTACCTGGTCGCGGTGACGGGTGAGCGTACGGGTCGCCCTCTTGCTCGTCCGCTCGTCGCGCTTCGCCGCGAGCCATCAACGGCTGGCTGCGCGGTGATGTTGTCCGGTGATGACGTCTCATACTGGTTGAACGCGAACGCGGCGGGTGTCGCGCTGGCGACTGAGTCCCGTCCGGTGATTGTTCCGATTCCTCTTGCTCGAGCGTTTCTCGGGTGGGAGATGTTTGAGATCTCGAGCAAGTGAGCGGGTGCCTGCGGTGAAGGTTGTGTCCGACGTGTTTCCGGCGATTGTTGTCGCGGCTCCGTCTGGCTCCTTTGGCGATTACACGTTGCTGGGCACGGGTTCTTCGCGCCCTTCCGGTGCGATGGGCGTTGATCGTGCGCGGATCATCGTGTTCGAGGAGCTGGTGCTTGTCGCGGTTGACGGCGTTGCGGGCAACGGGCCGCAGCTCGTGTTTCGTGAGGGTGTGCGCGCGGTGAATCTTTCTGGTTCCCGTGACGTTGATTCTCAGCTCTTGACGGAGTCTGGTAAGGGTCTCGCGTTTCGCCGGCAGGATAATTGCGGCTGTGGCAGCCGGCTACGCGCGTGGAATCCGTATAAGACGCTCAACTCGATTAAGGACCCAACATTGTGATCACAGGTTATTCGTCCGATTGGACGCCGATCTATTACTTGACCGCGCTCGTGATTTTCGGTCTTGCCGGATATCGCATCACGCGGTTGTTACTCTGGGATCACGTTCTTGACGGGTTTCGGGAATGGCTATGGCGGCATCGCCCGCCGGAGCGCGGAGGGATCGGCTATTTGTTCACGTGCCCGTGGTGCACGGGTTTCTGGGTCTCATCACTTCTCGTGATCGCCTATATTATGGTTCCAGGGCCAACCACGGTTGTCGCGGTAGTTTTCGCGATCAGCGCGGTGATTGGTTTGCTGGCCGCGCGTGACGGTTCATAGTATGAGCATGAACCGCCTCGCTCCGTTCCTGCACGTGACGACGACAAGGAGCTAGTTCGTGGGGATTTTCTCGCGGGACGATTCGTCCGCGGCTGATCGGTCGTCTTCTCGCGTTCGCGCTCGTAGCGCATCGTCCGCGCTCACACCCGTGACCTCTCCGGTTGTTGCCTCGGCTGGCCCGCTCGCGGTGTTCTCGTCAACTCAGGAGATTCCACCGTATTCAGTCTATCGCCCGTTGACCGCCGCCGCCGCGATTATCAAGATCAACGATAAGGGCGAGGTTGAACAGTTTAAGAATCGTCGGGCCTCGGCCGCGTCCGCCTGGCAGACCGAGGCGTGGGAGTACTACGACGCGATTGGCGAGGTCAAATACGCGTTCAATCTGGTTGCCTCGGTCATCTCTCGAATTCGCCTGTACGCCGCGGTGACGAATGACCCGTCGGACGCTCCGGTTCCTGTCGATTCGGATGCTCGGTTGGATCCAGCGCTTGCGGGCGCGGCTCAGCGCGCGCTGGCGCGTTTGAACTCCGCGTATGGTGGTCAGCCTGGCCTGCTCCGTGACGCGGCGCTAAATCTGTCCGTGACCGGCGAGTGTTACCTGGTGCAGGTTCCTGAGCGTCCCGGGCAGGGTTTGCCGGAGACCTGGGATATTCGTTCCACGGACGAGCTGAGCGTTGATCCGCGCGGTGGCACCATGGTGACTCCTCGCCGCGATCTTGCCGGTGGCGGCATGTCAAGTAATAAGGGAGGGTTCCAGCTTCCGAATAAGGCGTTTGTTGGTCGTATCTGGCGTCCGCACCCTCGCTATTCGGACGAGGCGGACTCAAGCCTGCGCGGGCTGCTCGATCTGTGCTCGGAGCTTCTGCTACTGAATCGCACATTCCGGGCTACTGCTCGCTCGCGTCTTAATGCTGGCGCGCTGTATCTGCCGGACGGTCTCTCGGTTGCCGCGTCACCGGACCCTGACTACCCGTACGATGATGATCTTGATCTGAATCCGGGTATTACCGCTGAAGAGGCCGCGGACGAGTTCGAGGATCAGCTTATCGACGCGATGACGACGCCAATTCGTGACGAGGACTCCGCGTCCGCTGTTGTGCCTCTCATTATTCGCGGGCCTGCGGAGCTTGGCGACAAGATTAAGCAGTTCAAGTTTGAGCGGTCGTTTGATCCGGCGCTTGCGCAGCGCGCGGATCGCGTGCTTGAGCGTATTCTGCAGGGGCTCGATGTTCCGAAGGATGTCGTTACCGGTCTCGCGAACGTGAAGTACAGCAACGCGATGCAGATTGACGAGAACCTGTACAAGGCTCATATTGAGCCGTTGATGCTTCTCATTGTTGACGCGCTCACGGTTATGTACCTGCGGCCGTATCTTCTCGCGCAGGGCTGGTCGCCCGGCGACGTCGAGAAGGTTGTGGTCTGGTATGACCCGACTGCTGTGGCAACTCGCAATGATCGCGCGGCTGACGCGGATATGGGCTTTGATCGCCACGCGGTTTCGTTTGATACGTGGCGCCGCGCACACGGGTTCTCGGACGCGGACGCCCCGACGCCGAATGAGCTCGCGTTGCGCATGATGCTCGAGAAGGGGCAGATGCTGCCTGAGCTTGTCGAGTCGATGTTGAACGCGATCGCGCCAGAGATGATGAACGCGGCACGCGGTGCTTCGCAGGCTGCCTCGCCGGCGCCGATTCCACCCGAGGTTCAGCAAATGTTGAAGGGTGGCGCGCCTGCGTCGCCTGCTACGGACACAACGACGCCATCACCCGCTGACACCGTGAGCCCAGCGGCTCCCGAGTCAACTGGAGAGGGCGCGGATGAGCTCCTTCCCGAGTAACGAGGTCACGGACGCGATTACCGCGGCGATTCAACTCGTGCCAGAAGAGCAGGAGATGGCTAAGGCTCTTATTGAGATTGCTGAGAAGTATGGCAAGTTCAATGAGGATGGCACGGGTATCTACGCGGCGTATGCACCGGCGGAGATCAACAAGGACGCGAATATTGGTGTTAAGTGCGCGAACTGCGTGCTGTATCTCGGCGGTACCGAGTGCAGGATTATTGCCCGTGAGGTTGAGCCGGAGGGTAAGTGCCGCCTTGCGGTGATTCCTGATGGCGTTGTGAACATGTCTGGTAAGTCAGACGATGACGACGAACCTAAGCATTGCCCGTGTTTGTCCGCGTCGTGCGATTGCCCAGGGAAACCTGCCGGTTGCGACTGCGCCGAGGACTGCGACTGTCAGAAGTGCGCGGGCGACGATGACGATAACGAGACTGAGATCGAGATTTCGATTTCTGCGGCGGCATCTCGCCCTGCGCCTAAGAAGGATCGCGTTAAAGGGTCAAAACGCAATGCGCCCGGTTCTGCGCAGCGTGGTAAGGCGCGGTCGATTAAGTTTTCAAAGAAGACCGAGGACACGCTCCGCGGCAAGGTGACAAAGCATAACGCGACAGCTAGCGACGGCCGCCGCGCGACACTGAGTATGCTTAAGGCTGTGTATCGCCGTGGTGCTGGTGCGTACTCGAGTTCGCATCGCCCTGGAGTGTCTCGCGACGCATGGGCGATGGCTCGAGTGAATGCGTTTCTGCGTTTGTTGCGTTCCGGGCGCCCTGCGCGTTCGAGTTACGTGCAGGATAACGACCTGTTGCCATCGGCACACCCGAAGTCAACCGCGTCTATTGTCGCCGCGGTTGGCGCGGATCTGTACGCGGCCGAGCTTGAGGTCACGTTGTTGAACCCAATGGACTATGACAGCCCTGAGCAGGCGATCTTCGCGCTTGCCGAGTTCTCTGGCGAGGGTTACGAGATGATTGAGCCTTTGCGCGCGTCATGGCAGCGCGCTGTACGCGACGGCGATGACCCGTATCGTCGCGCGTACGAACTCGCTAGCCGCGGTCGTGTTTCTCGGGACGCGGATTTGCTACCACGCATTGAAGGAGTCGAGCAGTGAGAAGCCCGATCGACCGTCTTGTCGAGGCTGGTTCGCGTAATCCTGCCCGCGCGAAGAACTTCTCGCCGTCTAAGCGTTCCTCGTTGCGCCGTGACGTGCTGTCTCTGCTTCGTGACAACAATGCGATGATCGCGCCTGAACGCCAGGTGACGTACTTGTCCGCGGCGCGCGTTGTGAACCGGGCACTGGACGAGTTCCGCACTCTTGAGCCTGAGGCTCGTCGCCTAGCGGCGATTCGGGCGCTGTCGGCGTTTCTTTCGTTGGCTGCTCGCGGGGCTAGAGAGGGTGTGGAGCCTCGTAACACTGACCTGTTGCCGGTTGGGCACCCTTCCTCGACGGCGCCTCACGCGATGACCGCATCGGCGCTGCGTCGCAGTCAGGCGCAGTGGCTGAGCGTTGACCCGGAGATTGCTCCTGATGCTCGACCGCTGGTCGCGGCGGCGTTTTCGTATGAGCCGGGCAGCGTCGAGGCGGATCACGCTCGTGCCCGTCTGGCCGCGCTACCTCCCGGGTCTGTCCCCGCAGTGTTTGTTGTTGGAGACCCGCTCAAGGCGTTGATCGCTGACGGTAACTCGCGTGCGGCGCGCTCGGCGCGCGCTCGTGCACAGCGCCGTGACCGTAAGGGCCGGTTCGCGGAGATGGGCGCGCCGATGCGTTTCCGCATGGGTCTGCCTGGCGGCGGCTCGGAGATGACGATTGGTCGTGTTGTCGGCTACCCGAACGACGGGTCAAGTCTTGATCTACAGTTGCCGGACGGCTCAGTTGTTCGCGTGCCCGCGAACAAGACCGAGGGCGCGAAGGCAATGCTGCCGGATACCGCGTTGCCAGACGGCGTCGATAGTGACGGGCCGGATGACGCGATTACGAGTGACTTCGAGACTGTTGTTCCTGAGATGGTTGGCGCGCCCGCGGGATGGCGCAAGGACGAGAGCGCGTCCAGTGATGGTATTGACGTGTTCACGGACGATGAGTACACAATCGCGCGCTACAGCAAGATCGACAAGGAACTTGGCGCCCGCGTCAACAAGGCTGGCGGCGTTAATCAGAAGAATCCGGGCACGTTTGATCTTCGCGGCGGTGGTGCTGACCCGTCTGGTAAGTGGAATAAGGATCTTCCTCTCTATGAGATTCGCTCCACGGATGGTAGCAAGCGTGTTGTTGGCTACGCGCAGGACTGGGCGGACACGCTCGGCATCGTCGAGGATAACTCGGTAGCGGCTGACGCAAAGAAGGCCGCGGACGCTGACGCGAAGGCTAAGGCGGAGATTGATGATGCGGCGACTGCTGAGAAGGTCGCTGCTTGGTCGAAGAAGCGCCAGGCTGAGTACGATAAGCATGTTTACACGCGCACAGCCGATCTCGAGGACCAGGTTTCTCGTGGCGTCGATGCGTCTGGCCGAAGCGTCCCTGACAACTGGAGCGCGGAGTTTCCGGAGACGGCGGATAGCCCGCGGAAGCTTGACGCGCCTGGCAGTGCCGAGGAGCGTTCGCAGTGGCAGGCCGAGCAGTCGAATCCGGACGCTGCTCCGTCGTTTGATAAGAGGTCGACGGACTTCATTGACGATCTCGAGTTTACGGCTGATCTGAACGGCGACACAGTCCGTGTTAAGCAGGGCCCTAACGGTACCCTTGAGATCGAAGGCAGGTCGTTCTATAACTGGGACGGCGTACAGGCGGCGCTGCCCGATATTGCTCAGGAGCGCTATGACAAGTCTCGTGAGCGCATGGCTGCAGCGCTTGAGAAGGTTGGCGTCGACTCGAGCATCGTGGATATGGTTCGCAATGGCGAATCTCGCGATGCCGTGTCTGAGGCGCTGAGCGACGATGAAACATGGAGCGACGCGCAGAACGATTTGGCGACGTCGGGCGACGTTGATTTGCCGCAGAAGTTTCAGAAGGATCGCTGGGACGCGACTCGTGAGGCCGACGATGCGCTGAGCGGGCTTAAGAATAAGCCGGAGATCGCCAAGCTGCCCGGCGCCGAATCAGCGCCGGAGTCCGAGCAGCATCCGTACCTGTCGAGAGACAAGCGCTTCCCTGATCTTGAAAAGATGTCGGATGAAGAAATTGAAGAAGCGATCAATGAAGCTAATGACTTCAAGGAAAAGGTAGAAGCTGGCGAAGCGTCACTAGGCCCTGGCGATGCAGAGACGCTCAAGGCCTGGCTCAAGGCTATGGATCGCGAAAAGAAGATCCGTGCTGCTAACCTCGACGCGGAAGATCGCAAGGCGGCGCGCGCGATAAGTCAGACCATGTATGACATCGAGCGCGGTGGCATGTCTTTCATCGGACCCGATGGCAAAGTTATTTCCGGCGACGCTTTGGACATGAAGCGCGCGGTAGAGCTTAGGTCCGCCGCTGAAAAACTAGACAAGATTTTTAACCCAGATACTTCTGGAGGTAAAGCTAAGGGTAAGCTTTTCCCCGGACTTAGTTTTGAGGTTACTGAAGACGGTCAGCGATACCCCGGCGGTCGAGTTCCTGGTCAAATCATCATTGACGGCCCTGAGGCTGAAAAACTTGACCCGGCGAAGATGGAAGAGCTCGGGTTTACTCTAGACGGTAGAGGGCGATGGGTTAAGGATCGCCCTCTTGGAAAGCCTAAGGACGTTGAAGAGCAGGTTAGCTCTGATCTCGCCGAGGTTAAAGCTCTTGCGGAGGAGGGCGCCTCTTCGTCGCAGCCGAGCGTGCCGGAGTCGATCGTCGAATTGCCGGACGCACCTGAAGCGAAAGAGCCGCCCTCGCCTGCGTCTTCGCAGTCTTTTGATTTCGTCAACGTGCCTGAGGGCGCGTACAAGATGAACCTGGACTTCTTTGAGCCCGAGGGTCGTGTTGACGAGGATAGCGCTGATTACACTGATGACCCGCGTGTTCTTGCGCAGAAGTTCAGCGAGGAGCAGCTGACCGAGGCGCTTGCCGAGGCGCTGGTCAACGATAAGAGTTTCGCTGATTCATTCCTTGAGCAGCTCGACGACGAGCCGAGCGAGGATGACGAGGATGCGCCGAAGCCTAAGAAGAGCAAGCCTGGCCCGAAGCCTAAGAAGAAGACGAATAACACGGCGACCGGTTCGGGCAAGCTCGCGTTTGACGGCGGCGACGAGTACGTCCCTGCCGAGGCGCTGTACCTGGCGCTGCAGGAGCGCGGTGTTGACATTGACGGGCTTGTCGCGGACATGTACGACTCGCGCGCTGGTGATTCGCAGAACCGTGACGCACTCAACGAGTCGCGCGGCGAAGGCGGCAGCGTGCCGCTGGCTGAGATTCGCGAGCAGGAGCCAGAGGTTGTTGCCGATGAGCTTGACGAGATTCTCGAGGAAGAAAGCGTAGAGGAAGCCGAGCCTGATGTCTACGTTAGCCAGCGCCAGCTCGAGAAGCTTAATATCGCGGCGGAAATCTCCGCGATCGATGTCGATGAGCTCCAGCCTGGTGTTCGTGAGCTTCGCAATTTCGCGATGCAGCTTCCGATCCCCGCCGATGAATCTGAGGCTATGGCAAATCGCGCCGCCATTGCTGAGTTCTTGGCGCCAGCGCTTGCTGGAGTGATGAGCGACACGGCAAGCGACAGCGATAAGGCTCTTATTGCAAGTTGGTGGGGACTGTTCCAGCACATCGACAATGGGGACGGGGGAGTAGTCAGCACTGGGCTAAGGGAAGTGGCTAAAGCCCTCGCGGACTACAGCGGTATTGACGATTCTGATTACAACGCAGTTTCTGCGCTCGCTAGCGAGATCTACAAGCAGCTTGGCAGTATTGACGATTTTAAGGAGTCAAAGAGCGCGTTCGCGGCGGGTGAGGAAGGCTCTGAAATCTATCGTGCGTTCGCGGAAATCCTTGCCGCTGGCGCGTCAGCGAATCAGAGGCCGGTGTTCCGAGGCGTTGACATGTCGATCTTTGACGAAGACTTTGAGTTGTACACGACTGAGGGTTCAGTTATTAACTTTGCTCCGTCTAGCTGGACCTGGGAAGAGTCGACCGCTGATTCGTATGCGAAGCGTAACTTTAAGTCAGATGATAACACGGCGGGTGTTGTTTTTCGACTGGACGCCGGTGAAGCTACGTCAATGAACATCGAGCGTCTTTCTTGGTTCTTCCACGAGCACGAGGATGTCGTCTGGGGCCAGTACGTCGTGGATTCGGTGACAAAGGAGACCGCGCCTACGTACGGTGGCGAAACCAAGGATACGTACGTCGTTAATCTTCGCCCGATGACTACGCCAGAGTGGGCGCGGTACAACGCGAATGGCGATTACTCGTCATTGCTGTCTGAGAATGAATACGTCGAGATGCCGGAAGGTTACCACGACGTTAGCCCTGACACGTATGAGCCTGAGTACCCTGAGGGCGATAACTATGAGGGGGTTCCGGAAGGCTTTACGGATAGCCCTCTGTATCTTGCGGAGATGTGGGAAACGAACGATCTGATCGAGCAGCTTCGCGCCGGTGTCGAGGATGGCACCGGGTTTGGCTCGTTTGAGTACCCGCTTGACGAGGGTTACACTGCACAGATCCCCGTCGAGGCTATTCGCGACGCGCTGCAGATTCAGGGATTCGACACGGACGAAATTCTGCGCGACGTGGCGAACGCCGGTGATGGCGTTGACGCTGATACTGAGACCGATGAGCCTGACATTGAGCCTGCTGAGTCGATCGCGGCTGATGAGATCGCAGCGGTCCGGGACGAGACTGCGCTGTCAGAGTTTGATATCTCTGACTGGAAGCAGGTCGGCGGTCAGATGGGCTCGAACAAGGGTGGCACGTACGAGGACGCGGATGGTAACCGCTACTACGTGAAGTACCCGAAGAGCGATTTGCACGCGCAGAACGAAACGCTCGCGTCGGCTTTGTATCGTGCGGCTGGTGTTGACGCGGCAGGAATTTATCTGGGTCGCGACGGCAATGGCGACCTGGTGACGGTGTCGCCGATGATTGACGGCGCAACAAGCGATTTTGGTTCGCGCCTCGACGAGCAGGACTACCTCGAGAAGGTGCAGGACGGTTTCGCTGTTGACGCCTGGCTCGCGAACTGGGATGTCGCTGGTCTCGTGTTTGATAACGTTGTCACTGACGCGGATGGTAACCCGGTGCGTGTTGACCCGGGTGGTGCGCTTATCTTCCGGGCGCAGGGCGCGCCGAAGGGTGGCGCGTTTGGCAACGAAGTCACTGAGCTTGACACACTGCGCGACCCGAATAAGAACGCGCAGTCGTTTGCAGTGTTTGGTAGCATGTCGACGGATCAGTTGCGCGAGAGCGCGCGTAAGCTTTTGCCGATGACTCCGGACAAGATCGAAGACATGGTCGGCGCGATCGTGCAGGATCCCGAGCAAGCCAAGGAGCTGTCGGATAAGCTAAAGGCGCGTCGTCAGTACATTCTTGATTACGTGAGCTTGAATGATGAGCAGCCAGAGACTCATGTTAACACGTACGTTGATGACGAGAAGGAAACGCCCGCCGGTGTTGCTACGCCGGAGCCCGCTGGTGTTCCTGACGACTACACTCCGCCTGCTGCTACGGTTGATGAGCCGTCGCCTGAGCCTGAGCCTGAGTCTGCTCCTGTAGCGGATTCGTATTTGTCAAGTGACGGAACGCCGTTGCAGATCGGCATGAAGGTTCGTTCTACAAAGGACGGGCTCGAGGCTGAGGTTGTCAAGTTTGATAAGAACCCAAAGTATGTGTTTGTCAAGGACGCGTCGGGTAAGAAGATTGTGCGTTCGACGAAGACGCTTGAGATTCTGACAGACTCTGACGAGTCTCCAGCTTCTGAGCCTGAAGCGCCTGAAGCGCCTGAAGCGCCTTCCCCGGGGGAGCCTGAGGACACTTCCACGTTCCAGAGCAAGATCGATGCGCTCATGGCTCTCGAGCCCGTCCTGCAGGGAGGGGTTGGCGTGGACGCTATCGCTGATGCCCTTGGTATTGAGCCTGCCGTGGACATGTACAACTATCTGCGACTTCGGCATCCCGCGTACTACGATAAGAATCCAGAATCGGTTTTCATCCCAAGCGCGCTACTTCCTGCGATACGCGACGGTCTAACAAGCGATGGGCGTGACGACATCGACGCGATCGTGTCCGACGTTGTGCTGAATGGGCCGAAGGCCGCGTACGAGTACGAGCGTATGCCGATTAGTGCGGCCTACGCGGACATCGCAGAATCACTGGCCGACGGTGAAAACGGTAAATACTCGAATGCCGATATCTTTGACCTGGCTAAGGATCAGCGCTGGAATATCTACGAGGCAATGTACAGCGGCGACTCCGTTGTCGACATCGCTCCTCCCGGAGGGTACGAAACTCCGATCAGCGTAAGCGCCTTGATCTCCGTGCTCGAGGACAAGGGCTGGTCGGTTCCAGAGCCCAAGGACAATGCTCCGACGATGCCAACGCCTGCGGCCCCAGAGCCTGCGGCTCCAGAGATTGAAGAAACGCCGGAGCCGGAGCCTGTCGCAAGTGAACCTACTGCTGCGGATTCTCTCGATCTCAAGCTGCCAAATATGGAGACGCCAGGCAGCGTAGTCAAGTCCGTGCCAAAGAGTGCGCTCGAAGCGATCGACTACTCGGGCACAGTCGGTGACGGAGTCGAATACAGCATCAAGGGCGATCTTGTTAGCGACTACAACGTCGGGGGCAAGTACACCGGTAAGGTAGCCGGTGTCACTCTGACCGTGAAGGGTAAGACCTTCCCGATTAAGGACGCGCTGAAGAAGGCTGGCTATCGCTACAACGGTGACGATAAGTCATGGTCGATTACACTAAAGCCCGGAATGGGCGTTGGCACGCTTGATGACGCGCTTGCATCAATCTACGGTGGCCTCGAGAAGATCGGCCCGGTCTCCGGTGAGCACTACACGTCGTTCAAGGATGACAACAACGACAGCGAGCCCGAGGCTGACGTATCTGAGCCAGAGGCGCCGCCCGCTGCTGCGGAGGCAGTCGACGTGCCTACTCCTCCGCCAGGCGCGCCCACGCTGCCTGACGCAAATGGCAACCCGATCTGGGTCGGCGCGAAGGTTACTGACGCGCAGGGCAACGAGGGTACTGTCGTCAAGCTGCAGCCGAACGGGACATACGTCGACGTGAAGTTCCCGGACGAGACCAAGAAGGCTCGCTCGATCAAGAAGGTTGTCGTGTCTGGCACTGGTGACATGCCGGTCGCGAAGAGCAACACTCCTAAGAAGTCAAGCAAGCCGATTCAGACTGGTGCGCCCGCGGTTGTCGTCGATGAGCCGCAGTCTTGGAATCAGTCAAACTTTGAAGACGTGAAGTCAATGAGCGGAGCAATTGACTATGTTCGTCAAGACGCCGACTCCGCAACTCGAGGTGCATCTGTTGCGACTGACGCGGGTGATGTTGAAGACTTGGATGTGCGCGTCACTCGTGTGCTCGATCAGGGCGGCGACGAGAAGCTCATGCTCAAGTATCGTCTGACCAGCTGGGCCGGTGCCGTTTTGGCTAAGAAGGTGTTTGGCGATCCGGATGTAAAGAGCACGGAGTTGAGAATCCGTAAGCTCCGTCGTGATCAGGACGGGCTGATGCGCATTGCGCCGGACTCGGCGTACAAGAACGGGTACGGTCGAACGTACGAGTTCACTGTCGACACGGATAGCGGCCCCGCTACGGTTATCTTGCACCGGGCAAACACGAGCGACGGGGCTAACCCGTCATCGAGCGGCCCTAAGGCGTTCCATAATCTTGTGCAGGTGGTTCTCCCCGGTAACGCTACCGAGGATGACATCGCCAAGGTAATGACCGCGGCAGGCGTGCGCGATGCGCGTCCGGCCGTTCAGGAAGATGCACGGGTACTGATTGAGAATCGTGTGCTTAGCCTGTTCGGCAAGGAGACTAACCCGACTAAGAATCTTTCCGGCCCGGCGCGCGAAGCTAAGCTTGAGGAGATCTACAAGAAGTGGGGTTTTGCGTTAGAAGACATTCGCGTCGTGTCTGGAGCGGACGGGCGCATTGAGTACAGGCTTCCTCCCGAGGTTGCTGAGAAAATCGCTAAGGCTACTGGTGTTAAGGCGATTCTTCATTCAATTACTCCGCCGTCGGAAACGGCGACAGGGAAGCTGCTCTATAGCGGGCCAGAGGATGAGCGCCGCGCGGCGTGGCTTGAGTACTACCTGGAGCTGTTCGGCAGCCCGCATGACGGTCTGCTGTCGACGACAACGCGCTGGACTGAGGGTATTGGCCGCAACGGAATGTCGTCTACCAGTGATGCCGTGACTGGCGGAGCTGACTACGTGTTTACTGCTCCGAAGGGCTATCGCCCGGACACGACAGTGTATTCGGACTCGTATAATTCCGGACCTCGCATCGTGTTTAGGCCCGAGGCTGTGTTCGAGCGCCTGGATATGTACGCGAACCAAAACGACAAGTTCGGAAAGCGCTCCAACACGGCTGACATCATCAAAAACATTACTCCGTACACGTATGAGCTGATGCTCAAGCATCGTCTTGACTGGTCTGACCTCGACCATGTGCTCATCCCCGAGGCTCGTATGCGCGATGATCTAATCGCTGCCTTGAAAGCCCGCGGGATCTTCTCTCTCGGAGGCATCCCGATCGAGCAGATCTTTATCTCCAAGGGCGAGGATCTGCCTGATATTTCACCTGAGGAGCGCGCGAAGCTCAAGGCCGCCATGGACAAGATTAGCTAAGGGAGAATGACGTGCGTAAACTACGACAGGCACCTGACGAGGTTAAAGACCAGGGGTATCTTGCCTGGGGTCCGGCGGTTCTGGATAGCGAGGACGAGGGTCAGGTTGTCCACCGAGTAGCGTACTCTCCACGGATAGTTGTTGAGCAGGACGGGATCACGTATGTCTACGTCGGCGGGTACGACGGAGTTGCGCGCCAGTACCCGGTAGATTCGCGTGATTCGGTTGACATTGACCCTAAAACTGGAGCTATAACGTTCTCGAGTCTTGGTAGGATCTATACGATACGAGCAGTTGAAGATTCCGATGGCCTGTGGGCATCTTCTCTGGCCGCTGAGGTTCCCGCCGAGGCAATCGAGAGAAGCATCGACTTGGAGGTAGCAATGGCGTTCAGCCCGGATGCGCCCGCGGCGGACGAGTCGCTGTTCGTAACGGTTGACCCTGACACTCAGGAAGTTCAGGATCTAATCTACAGCGGCGCTGATGGCATCTATCTGCGCGAAGGTGACGGGTGGTTTAAGCTTCCAGCCGATGACGAGTCGCTTGACGGGCTACAGGTCATCGACGTCAAGCCGGAAATTATCAAAGCCTGGGCCAAGCTCTCCGATGACGACGAGCTGACGTTCGCCGAGGTTAAGAAGTACGAGGACGTGCAGGAAGGTCTTACCGCGGCTGCCGCTGGCGCCTGCCCGCCCGCGACCCGGGATATTGGCCTGAATCTAAAGAATCGGCAGAACGCGATTCAGACAGCGATGTACGGCCCGTTGAACCCAGCGGAGCCGAACGACGAGTACTGGGCGGCTCTTGCCAGCGAGTGGCAGGTGCGCCCGGACGAGGCTAAGAAGCAGCGCTGCGGTAACTGCGCCGTGTTCGTGATCACTCCGCGTATGAAGGACTGCATCGCGTCTGGTCTTACCGATGACGCGGACGAGTTTGACGCGATTGATGAAGCTGGCGAGCTTGGCTACTGCGAAGCGTTTGACTTTAAGTGCGCGGCGGCAAGAACGTGCCGCGCGTGGGTTGCAGGTGGTCCCGTGACAGAGGAGAAGGCTGACTAGCATGGAACTCGTTGGGCGCAATGGTTCACGTCTTCTCTTCGCGGATGACGATGCCGCAGCTATTGTTGACGAGAGCACGAACACTGTTGTCGCGAGCGGAAGCGCGGCGGAGTTTCGTGCGCGTGAGAGCTGGTCGTCCGACGAGCTTTCCGCTTTGCCTGCGACGTTTGACCTTGCCTCGAGCGCTGTTTCGAGTCTCGATATTCGCGTGTTGACCGCTTCCGGGCGCATGTACACGATTCCGAAGGGCGTGCAAGCCGAGGCTAAGCGCGCGCTGGAGTGGCGCAAGGAGTTTAAGCGCGGTGGTACCCCGGTGGGTATGAACACGGCGCGTACTCTTGCGCGAGGCGGTCAGATTGGTATTGAGAAGATTCGCCACATCGCAAAGTACTTTCCTCGTCATGAAATTGATAAGAAGGCGAAGGGCTACGAGCCTGGTGAAGACGGTTTTCCGTCGCGCGGGCGCATTGCCTGGGCGTTGTGGGGTGGTGACGCGGCGTGGCGCTGGTCGAAGGCGATCGTCGAGCGCGAGAACAAGCGCGCGCTGACGTCTGGCGGCTACCCAGGCGTTGATTTGTTTGGCGACGGCTCGGAGTACGAGCTGGCAACGAGCTATGACGCCGACGTTGATCCGTTCAAGCTCGCATTTGAGCTCGACGAAGATGCAGCACCAGAGTTTGTTGCACGCGTGCGCCTCGACGGCACTGGTATCGACCGTCTCTATATGGTGAACGAGGCCGGTGACGTTCTTCTCTGGGACGACGGCTGCTGGACGCGATTCGCCACAGTTGACGGCGACCCGCTCGGCTATGACCGCATGCTCGACGACCCGTATGACCGCTGCGAGAAAATGCACGTTGTCATCGACCCCATCGCGGCTGTCACCGTCTCGGCGCATTTGCAGCAGAACCCGTTCACTCCGGTTTCGGTGTATGACCTTGACGCTGACGAGGCAACTCTCGTCGAGAACGCCATGCCTGAGGTTGACTGGGAGCTCGCTGATCTTGTCACTGTAACCGCGGCCGGCGAAACAGACATCAAGGTCTCGGATGGCGACGGCAACTACACGCCAGAGGAGCGCAGCAAGAAGGCTAGTCAACAGGTGCGTGATCGCACAGGGCGTTTCGCGAAGAATGGTTCGCGCGTCACGATCACTGGCGACACGTCCGGGCGTTCTGGCAACATCTCGTCGATCAACCCTGCCGACAAGACCGTCACGGTTAAGTTTGACGATGGCTCATCGGCGACCGTCCCAGCGTCACAGACTGGTCCGACGGACGAGGAAGGCGCGCCGCCTCCTACCCAGCGGCCTCAGATTATCGACGACTCGCCTCTTGATCTCCGCGGGATCGTTGCCGAGCCTCGCGCGCCAATTGATCAGCCTGTCGCGTCGCTCCCAAATCGTCTACCGCCGCTTACCTCAAACGATCTGCGGCTTCTACTGTCCGACTGGCCGTCATGGGTATCGGATCAGCGAAAGACGTACGACGAGAACCGCGTTGAAGAGCAGATTGACGGTGACGAGACGCGCTACTACGATGACCCGAAGATAAAGGATTCCGGGTACGAGCCGCAGAAGGTTCAGAATGCGTATAACCACCCAATGCTGCGCGATTGGCTCGACGAGCGGCACAAGGGCAAAGGTAAGAAGCACGTTTACCCGAACCGGAGCTGGTACAACCCAATTCTGAACGACCCGGAAATTATCGAGGATAAGAAGTCCCGCAAGGCTGTGTACGCGTCCGGCGAGCCAGATAAGAACACGGACGAGAAGAAGGCTCCGGCCAAGGAAGGCAAGGCGCTCACTCCGGAGACATCTGACGTCGCGCCGCTGTATATGGCGATCGTTGCCGCGGACGACCCGCGTGCGGTTATGGAGCTCGTTTCACTTGTTCCCGCCACTTCGACGTCACTCGAGCCTGCAACATTTAAGCGTTTGAATGGCGAGTGGGTAGCGGACGAGAAGATCCTGCGCGATCTTAATTCTCCGACGCCGCCTCCCGTCATCGTTCTTGACGACCCGACGCTTGACGACGTGCTTAAGCAAGTTGACGGCGACGCAGCACTGACCGCAGCGCTCGAGCAAATGCGCGACGCGATGTTGATGCCATTGTGGGGACCAAAGGGCGAGATTGCTGCATTGGTTTCCGCGGGCGGTCTCGACCGTAATCGTGGTAATGCCGAGAAGCTCCGCCGCTACTGGCTGCACGGCAAGGGCGCGGCGAAGATTCGCTGGAATACTCCCGGCGACTGGACGCGCTGTGTGCGCTACCTTGCCAAGTATATGGGACCCCGCGCAAAGGGGTACTGCGCTCTTCGTCACAAGGAGGCTACCGGTCTCTGGACGGGCGACAAGCTGCATCGCCAGATGTACGGCCGCAACAAGGGTATGTTCTCGACTGACGTTATTCATACCGAAGACGAGGTCACGTTCACGACTGCGCTAAGCGCGCAGGCTCGAGCAGCGAAGGATCGAGTGCTTATGGCTGGCGGCGCGCAGCGAGCGGATGGCGCTAAGTTCTGCATTCCGTTGGTGATTCCAGAGGATATGGAGTCTGGTGACGGGCGCAGCTTCGAACCTGACTCAATTGGAGTGCGAGATCTACCACTCCCGCTAATGTGGCAGATCAAGACAGCCGATGGGCACGAAGGCTCTGTCGTGGTCGGTCGCATTGACACGATGGAGCGCGTCGAAAATGGCATTGGAAACGCCTACGGAGTGTTTGACACCGGTGCGTACGGCCGCGAGGCCGAGCGCCTTGTTCGCGAGGGCTTTATCCGCGGTGTATCCGCCGACCTTGACCAGTTCGAGGCTAAGCATGGGCAGTCCGAGGCTGGCGATGATAGCGAGGACCGAATCGGTGGAGACAAGATTCGGATCCACAAGGCCCGAGTGATGGCAGTTACCCTTGTACCTAAGCCTGCGTTCCAGGAATGCAGCATCCAACTCATAGAGGATGAAAATGAGCAGCCCGAGCAGGCTACTGAAGAGGAGGGCGACGTGATCCCCGACGGAGTCTACGTCGAGCAGGTTGACCCGAGCGAGGCAGCGGCCATTGTCGCCTGCGGCATGATTGCCGGAGCTATTCCGGTTGTTCCCCCTCGCGAGTGGTTCGACAACCCGGAGCTCGATAAGCCAGCGGCGCTTACCGTGACGGATGACGGGCGCGTCTTTGGGCACATTGCCGCCTGGCACGTTGATCACATTGGAATGGCCTTTGGCACCCGCCCTCCGCGTAGCAAGAGCAGGTACGCCTACTTCCACACGGGTGTGCTTCGCGCGGAGAACGGCGAGGATATTCCAGTCGGCCAGCTAACGCTTGCTGGCGGCCACGCTGCTCTTGAGGCAAGCGCGGAACAGGCGGTTCGTCACTACGATGACACCGCGTCCGCAATTGCTGATGTTCACGCGGGCGAGGATCGGTTTGGGATCTGGGTCGCTGGCGCGCTTCGCCCTGGCGTAACACCGGAGCAAGTTCGCGCGCTACGCGCCTCAGCACCGTCAGGGGACTGGCGGCCGATCAAGGGCAACCTTGAGCTGGTCGCAGTTTGCCAGGTGAATGTTCCAGGATTCCCGATCGCTCGTGCCCGTGTCGCGTCCGGTCAGGTAATGGCGCTTGTCGCTGCCGGCGCGAGCGTCCTTGCCAAGCTTAAGTCTGACCCGATGGCAGATCTTGCGTCTCGTGTCGAGAAACTAGAGCAGTTGGAGCAAGCGGAACTTTCTGCCAAGATTGACCCGATCAAGGAGACCTTCGCGGCGGCCAAGGCCGAGCAGGAGGGGCGCCTGCGCTCACGAATGTCTGAGCTCACTCTTCGCGTCAAGGGCGAGCCGAGCTATGACGACGGCTTCGGCGACAGCACCGCGTACCGCATGAAGATGGCCAAGGAGGGCAAGGCGCTCCCAGACGGGTCGTACCCGATCGGCAACATCGACTCTCTTAAAGATTCTATTCAAGCGTACGGCCGAGGCAAGAAGTCGAAGCGCGCGCAGATTCGTCGCCACATTATGAAGCGCGCGCGCCAACTCGATCGCCCGGATCTCATCCCTGAGAAGTGGAAGAGCATGGGCACGTTTGAGATCGATGAGACGCTCGATGAAATGCGGTTGCGTATCGCGAGTCTAACTGCCACTGGGGCTCTAGCGGTAGCCGTCGAGGCTGAAGAAATGGTCCCCGCGGTAGGTGAAAGCGTCGATGAGCGGGGTAGGTACACCCCTGAAACTCAGCCGCGGGACGATAGTGGGCGGTTTCGTCGAGTGCTAGCGCGACTCAAGCAGAATATCGGAGATTCTGGTCTTACCAATATCATTGAGAAGATCGAAGAGGCCGAGAATAACGAGAACGCCGGCGACTATGAGCAGGCGGCAGGCTCTGCCGGTGAGTTGATCGACATGATTGACCGTATCGACACCGGCGCGCTTAATCCGCGCGCTCTTGAGAATGTAAGAGCGACCGCGGCGGAACTTGGGCGCGTTGTCGCCAATCTTCCTTTGCCGTTCGGGCAGGATGCTGCCAAGGTTCGCTATAGTGATCTTCCCCCCGCACTAAAGGATCTGATCGAGGACATGATTATTCGTGTCGCCGACAAGATCGGCGATGAAGATGCGGCGGAAGCAACAAAGGTTCTCGAGAGTTACAAGGGCGGCGGGGACTTTATGAACCAATCTGAAATCTCAAGTGAACTAAGCAAGCTTCTTCGCTTGCTGACGTAAAAACCATGTAATATTCAGTCCTGGGTGGAGTGCCTCCGCGCGAATGCGTTGAAGTCCCTCAGCCTTGACTGATAAGCGAGACGAACGAATCATGTCTCGTTCGTCATGACTGGCCCGGAGGAGGGACAGTGGACCGTATCAAGGAGATGCTGGATCAGCTCTCCGAGCTTGGCGAGGATCAGCTCGCTGAGCTCCAGAGTGCTATCATCAGCGAATTCGAGACGGTCGAGAAGGAGGATCCTACTCCGCAGACAGTCGACGCGATGACGTCGCTCGCCGATATGCTTGACACCGTGCGCGGTGAAGTCAAGCGCCGTGAGATTGCTGGCCAGGAGCTCGCTAACCGAGCTGCTGAGGCTGCAATGCGCGTTAAGGGCGAGGGCGCCGAGACCGAGGACGGCGACTCTGTCGACGCTTCCGAGGACATGGACGAGGACGAGGACGAGGCGCCCGCGCCGGCTCCCGCTCCCATGGACGAGGAGGAGTCGAAGAAGCCGATGACCGAGGCGTCGACAACTGCGGACGAGGCTTCCGAGCTTTCGACCGATGCAACTGAGACCGCTGCAGCGGAGACCGAGACGGTCGCCGAGGCTGCAGTCGAGACCGAGACGGTGGCCGAGGCTGCCGTTGATACCGAGGCCGAGGCTGTTGCCGAGGCTTCCGTGGTCGTCGAGGAGGCAGCCGAGGCTGCATCTGAGGAGACCACTGTAGAGGAGACTCCCGTTGAGGCCGAACTGGCCGCCAGCGAGGAGACCACTACTGACACTGCTGCCGATGCGCCCGAGGCGTCCGAGGCATCAACTGAGAGCGAAGCAATCGCTGAGCTTTCAACAACTGAAGAGTCCACCACAACGCAAGAGAACCCGGAGGCACCAGTGACTGCCGCAGCCCACGAGGGCGACAGCCTCGAGATCGAGGTTCCGGCTGACCGTCGTCCGACTTCCCGGACCACCGCCGCTCCCGTGGCTATCACGGCGGGCGCTGATATTCCGGGTTACACGGCCGGCAGCCCCCTCAACAACATGACCGATGTCGCAGAGGCAATGTCCAAGCGACTTCACGCACTCCGCCGTGTCAACGGCGGCGACGGTGAGCAGCACATTGTTGCTAGCGTCACCACTCAGTTCCCTGAGGACCGCGTCCTCACCTCGGATCCCGAGGAGAACTGGTCGAAGATTCAGAACGTGGTCGGCCCCGAGGCGCTGGTCGCCGCCGGCGGTCATCAGGCCCCGTTTGTCAACCGTTACGAGATCTTCGGCATCGGCACCACCTCTCGTCCGGTTCGTGACGCGCTCCCGCGCTTCCAGGCCGATCGTGGTGGCATCCGTTTCGTGACCCCGCCGGTTCTGACCGACTACGCCAACGCTGTCGGCGTGTGGACGGCAGCCAACGACGCGGACAACACGCCGGATCCCGCAACCAAGGCGAGCCTCACGGTGACCGCGGCTTCTGAGACCACGGTTGCTACCGATGCCGTTACGCTGCAGATGCAGTTCGGCAACCTCGCCACTCGGGCATACCCGGAGCTGATCGCTCGTCACAACGAGCTCGGTCTGATCCAGCATGCCCGCGAGGCAGAGCAGTACATCCTCAGCAAGATTGGCGATGCTAGCACCGCCGTCACGACGACGTCGCTCATCGGCTTCGGCCGCGACTTCCTCGTGCAGGTTGCTCGCGCCGCTGTTGCCTACCGTTCGCGTCACCGTCTCGAGGCCGACGCTCCCCTCCGTCTCATCGCCCCGTCGTGGGTGAAGGACGCGATGGTTGCTGACCTCGCGCTGTCGATGCCCGGTGACAACCTGCTCAACGCTTACGGCGAGGTTGATGGTTACCTCAACGCCCGCGGCGTGGTTGCTTCGTACTCGCTCGATCAGAACGTGTACGGTGCCCAGGGCACCGGCGCGCTCAACGAGTTCGCTGATTCATTCACGTGGTACCTGTTCGCCGAGGGCACGTTCCTGTTCCTCGACGGCGGCACCCTGGATCTCGGTATCATCCGCGACTCCAGCCTCGTTGGCACCAACGACTACAAGATGTTCGTTGAGACCTTCGAGGGCGTTGCCAAGGTCGGCGTTGAGGGCCTCAAGGTTACCTCGACGATTAGCATCAACGGCGTTGCCGCGGCTCTCCGCGACACGACCGGTGGCGCGACCGCAGCGGCTATCGAGTACTAAGCCGAATCGCGAATAGCAAGCCATAGTCACACGGCGCGACGCTCAGGACCTGGAGGAGAATCAAATGGTGTTTCGTGGAGTGTACCCTGCTCCTGAATTGGAACCCGCCCCCTTTGGGCTTCTGAGCGTCGCGCGTGTGATGAAGCACACGGCACGCGAGTATGACGAGCGCTGGGTGCGAGGGTTTTCATACGAGTTCGACTCGCAGATGACCCTCTCCCTGCTCACCCTCGAAGACGTCGAGGCTACTAACGGAGAAATCTATGACGCCGATGGAGATGTTCGCTTTCGCGAGTATGTTCCGTTCGGCATCGAGGTCGAGGATTTTCGCTCGATCTTCAGTATCACGGGCGAGGACCGGTTAAGGCGGGTTCTCACGCAGCTTGAAGCGGCGACGCAGAAGGCAGTTGAGTTCGAGCTTTGGTCTGGCGTTGCCGCCCAAGAAGCCACAAACAGCAACGCGTATCTCCGCAAGGAGGACGCCGCGTCGCTAGTCAACGGCACTTCGGCAGCATCAGCAGCACGGGCTCTTGCGTATCTTGAAGGCGCGCTCGCTGATTCTCCATCTGGAGCCGGTGGCGTTATCCACGTAACCAGGGACGTTGCTTCGGCGCTTGGGTCTGAGCACTTGTACCGATCAGACGATAAGCTGACCACAATGCTTGGTACCCCAGTCGTGGTTGGATCCGGATACTCCGGAGACGGCCCGATCGACGTACAGCACACCGCAGCGACCCTGACTAACAAGTGGATGTACGGCACAGGACCTGTAGACGTCCACCTTGGTAAGCCTGAGCTTATGAATGAGAATCTTGCTCAGGGTGCCGACGTGGCAATCAACGACATGCGCATCAAGGCGGTTCGCCCGGCTGCGGCGTACTTTGACCCATCATGCCACTTCGCTGTCAGAGTTGATCTGACGGCTTAATCCACGGCAGCCACGAGTAACTAAATTAGGAGAAAGCTGGTATGGCTACTCAAGATTACGCCGCGAGTATCCAGGGCGTGTCGATTCGAGTAACTCGACTGGACGCCGATGGAAACTTGCTTAACAATGCTGGTGACAGCTACACGACCTCTGCGTTTATGCGCGTGTCGTTCACGCCCGAGTACGAGGAAGGCGACGAGATCACTGAGAAGTCTGCGGACGGAACAGTGTGCGTCACCTACAAGTCCCCCGATACTCTAAAGCGTATCACCATGGAGCTCGCAATCTGCGAGCCCGATCCCGAGCTCACCGCTCTGATCTCAGGCGGTCTGCTGCTTCGCAAGAATCTCGGCACGTTTGGCGCGCCGAGCCGCAGCAGCATCGGCTGGGCCGCCCCTGCGGTCGGTGACGATCCCGCCGGCAATGGTGTGGCGCTCGAGGTTTGGTCGTACGCGATCAAGGAGGGCCGCCGTGCTGCTACCCTCCCGTTCTTCCACTGGGTGTTCCCGTTCGCGAAGCTTCGCCAGTCTGGCGATCGCGTGATCGAGAACGGCCTGCTCGCCAACACGTTCGAGGGCTACGGCCTTGGTAATGCGACGTTCGGCGCTGGACCCGACGGGCGCTGGGAGTTCCCAGTAGCGGCAGAGCGTCCGTACTCATACGCTCGCTCTCAGTGGGCCCCCGGCAGCGGCTTGAAGGGCTTCTACACCTGGGACGACGAGGACGGCGATTACACCGCAGTTACCGACTTCTCATCGCAGGGTTCGACCACGGCTTACAACGTCCCTGGCAGCGAGGAGTACAACCCCGACAACGCGATCGACTTCATCATCGCGTCGACGGAGGACCCGACAGCCTAGTGCGCTTGACGGGCGGCGCGCTGACGTGTTACTACAACACAAGCGCGTCGCCCGTTTCGCGTATTAGCCGCCTTTAGCAGCGAGGTCTTCGATGACAAATCTCTGGGTGACGTCAGACGAGCTCGGCGACTATGCCGAGTCGGATTACTCCTATGACGCGTGCAAGGCAGCTTCGCAGATTCTGTGGTCTCTGTCGGGGCGCAAGTTTGGGGGAATCGCGACGGTGACTGAGCGCTACGTATGCGCTGCGAAGTCTTATCGCCTAGGCGCCTCGTCCAAGACATATAACCCTGTCTTGCTTGATCGAGATATCTACAATATTCCTTCGGAGGAGTTCGACAACTATGCCGAAATCACTTCTGACGGATTGTCACCGATGTCCCGTATTCGCCTACGCGGCCGCCCCGTCGTCAAGATTCACACGGTGCGTAACCGGTCTGGCGGGGTTATCGACCCCAGCAAATACTACCTCGTAGATCATTCAACAATTCAAGCCGCGGCCGGCATCCCCTGGACTCCGTGTAACGTTGAGGTCACATACACGTACGGAGCCTACCCGCCTGCCGCGGGGCGAGCTGCCGCGCGTATTCTGGCCCTCGAGTTTGCCAAGCTCTGGGCTGGCGACGACTGCGCTCTTCCAGAGCGCGTTACGACAATCTCGCGCCAGGGCGTGTCGTTTACTCTGCTTGACAATCAAGACTTTGTTGATGATATGCGTACCGGCCTGTACGCGGTCGACCTTTTTCTTAAGTCTGTGAACCCGGACCGTGCCCGTGCTAAGTCGCGAGTCTTTTCTCCTGACATGCCTCGCGCCAGGCGCTCTGTGTCTAAGCCGGCTCTGTATGGCGAAGGGCCTGGCGATCTAGTAGTGACACCGGACGGCGGATCAGTTGACTTGACTCTAGACTATCTCAATGCAGAGTGGCTTGACGAAGAGATCGGCTGGGAGCTTTCGCTTGACATCATGAACTACTCGGGAAGCAAGAGCTTTACTGTTCCTGGCGGAGCGGTTTTTGATGAGGCTGAGGCTCTTGTCAAGTTGTCGGCAGGCTACGCCGATGCTCTTCGTATTCTTGGAATGGTCGACATTGGTCAGTATGATTTGTACGCCACGCGGCCTTCTGTTGAAGATCCTGAAGTACCCGAGACCGTTCGCGTAACGTCTGGAAATGTTCGCATCAGTCTTGCTTCTAGCGTCATCAACGCGTATACGATTGGAAACACGCTTCAGTAGCGTGCGACCGTCGGAAGAAGGAGTGACAAGATGATTATCACGAACTTTAGGCCCGAAGACATGCCTGGCTATCAAAAGAAGGCCAAAAAGGCTGCTCCAAAGCCTTCTACCGCTGAAACTGAGGCCGCTCAGACCGTCGAGACGGACTCAAAGCCTGCTGCCAGCCGTACTAGCCGCAAGACGGCTAAAAGCGCTCAGAAGCCCTCTAATACCGAAGCGTAGCCCACATGCCTATTACTCCTATCGCCGACGTTCACCCAGACGCAATCAACCTCGCTCAGCTTATGGACGGGGTGCTCGAGCGCGCTGTGGCAGGTTTTGAGTCTTACAACGTGCCTTTGCCTTCTCGGCGCTATTGGGCCATGGGGACGCCGTCGATTGACTGTGAACAGCTAGTGGTCGCCTTCATTCAGATGTACCTCGGACCGCCCGGAGACGAAGCCTCGCGCCCTCAGCGGTGCAATTCTCCACGCAGTGCGGTACTACAGGTGTCCATCGCACGGAGCATTCCCGTAGTTGGCAACAACGGCAAAGCGCCTGCGGCAGAAAAGATCCAAGAAGGCGCGCAGATCAGCGCGGTTGACGCGTGGACACTTATGCAGATCGCGGCCGACCTGGACGGCTGGGACGACACAGGGTTCGGCCTGGGAGTGATCTCGACGGTCGAGGCTCCCGTGCCCGAGGGCGGTTTTCAGGTAGTCAACATGCAGCTCACGCTCGGCGTCCCGTAATGGCAATTGTCCGCTTGCGCGCCGCGGAGCTCGATTTTTTCTTGAACGAGCCCCCTGGAGCGGTCGGCCGCTGGCTTCGCCGTCGCGGTCAGTTAATTGTCATGGCTGCAAAGGCGCGCGTAGGTAGGCGCTCTGGCAGATTGATGAACTCGATACATATGCGGCACTATCGCCGTGGCCCAGGGCAAGAGCTCAAGATCGGCTCGCCGCTAGGCTACGCTCTGCTTCACCACGAAGGCACTCGTCCGCATCAGATCGTCGGCAAAGGCCAACACCTACGGTTCGCCGCCGGAGGGCGAATCGTTTACACCAGGTCAGTGTCTCACCCGGGGACACGCGCCAATCACTACCTCACGGACGCTCTTCGTTTGATACTGTAGACCCATGTTGCTGAATAGCTCAGTAGCTAAGACACCACGATAAAGACGGAGGAATTTACCGCATGACTACTCGATTCAAGGATTTTGGCAGCGGCGGCGAGGCAAGCGCCGAGCCTTTGCAGTTCGCTCTTCACGGCGAGACTTTCTCCTGCCGTCCGGCCATTCAGGGTAAGTTCCTGCTTAGTCTAGTGGCCGGCACAGACGACGATGACCCAAGTGCTGCTGCTGAAACTGTCACTAAGTTCTTCAACTACGTGATCGTTTCTGAAGACTACGCGCGCTTTGAAGCTCTTCTTGATGACCCAGATCGCATCGTCTCGGTCGAGACGCTTGGCGAGATCACGGGTTGGTTGGTGGAGCAGTACGCGACGCGCCCTACGACGCAGCCCGATCCTTCGCCACCTGGGGATTAGATCTCTGGCCTTACGTGAATGGTTGGGCGCAAATGAACGGTCTCAACTTGGCAGAAATGGATGCATCTGACATGCTGGACGTACTCCACTACATGTTTGAGACCGACCACACTCCTCCCAGCGAAGAGTCGGCGCGCTCAAAGTCAGCTATCCGGGAAAGTATCTATCCGGCGCTGTATAACACCCCCTACCGCTATGCCCTGCCTAAGGACAAGAACCCCTCAGACGGGCGTTTCGGCGTACCGGACGACATCGACCTAGACACTGAGATCGAGCCACTTCCGGACCCGTTCAGCCCGAAGCCAAAGACGGTTAAGCCGTTCACTCCGGCGTCAACGTTTGACTCAGACGCGAAGTTGCCGTTCGGAAGCGCCTTGGACGCGCCTCTAAAGTAGGAGTCAGTTCTTAAAAACAGGTAAGAATAGATCTAGCGGGAAAGGAGGTGAGTAGAGTCTATGGCAGTCGTGGGTGACGCTTATGTAATTGTCCACGCGATTACTCGCGGCGTCCCGAACGATATTCGGCAGGGCTTTCGTGACGCGGATCGAATTGGAAACGACGCGGGCAACCGTGTAGGGCGCAGTTTTCAGCAAGGATTCCGGCGTGGAGGCGGCGGTGGCGGGCTTTTTGGCCGGCAATTCCAGAACGACGCGCGAAACACATTTCGCTCGCTAAGTCGCCTCATCACGCTGGGCTACGTTCTTGGCCCGGCATTCGCCGGTGCAGGTGCCGCGATATCGGCGCTGGGCAGTGGGCTTGTTGCGCTTGGCGCTCAGGCAGCAGCGGCAGGGCCAGCTCTACTCAGCCTTCTTGGAGTGTTTTCTGCACTTATCCAAGGCGCAATAGCTCTCAAGGTAGCGTTCATTGGCGTAGGCGCTGCTATTTCTGCTGGATTGAACGCCGGCGGTGGAGGTGGCGGCGGTGGCGGTAGCGCTGAGGCCGCTGAGGCTGCAGCGAAGCGCGTAGAGGATGCACGCCGCCGTCTCGCGGACGCGATTGAAAACGCGGCCGAGGTCGAAGAGCGCGCGGCGCGAATGGTTGAAGACGCCTGGAGCGACTACCAGGAGTCGATTGAAGAAACTACCGACGCTGTTGATCGTCTAAAGGACGCGCAACGCGAAGCTGCTGAGATGACGCAGCAGCTCGGCTTTGATGTCGAGGAAGCCGCGCTCGCGCAAGAACGCGCAGGGATGCGGCTCGAGCAGGCGCGCACACAGTTGGCAGCGGCTTCTGATCTCCCGGTCGACAGCGCTGCCCGGCGCGAAGCCGAGCTCGCGTTTCGCGAGGCTGAGCTCGAGTACCGTCGCTCGATCGACCGAAATAATGATCTGCGTCAAGAACAAGAGGAGGCTGCGCAGGCTGGGTCCGCCGGCGCCGATCTTCTCGCCGACGCGAGCAAGGACGTGGCAGACGCTAAGCAGCGCGAGGCTGACGCATTCCGTGATTACCAGGACGCTGTTGTCGACGCGGAGCGTGCGCGGCGTGACGCGCAGCGCGCGATCATTGAAGCAGAGGAAGAGCTTGCCGACGCTCTTGAGGATCTCAAGAAAGGCTTTGGCGGAGCGGGCGGTGGTGCTGATGCGTTTGCTGAAGCGATGGCTAAGTTGTCGCCGGAAGCTCAGGCGTTTGTTCGTTACATCATTAGTATTCAAGATGAGCTGAAGAAACTTCAGTTTGCCGCGGGTAGAAAGCTGTTTCCTCAGCTAATCATCGCGATCGACAATCTTGTCAAGAATCTTTTCCCGAGACTGATTCCGCTGCTAGAAGGCACCGGCGACGCAATCGGCAAGGTCGCGATTCAGATTTCAAAAACTGTCACGGCCGCAGACAATCTTGGCAATCTTGAGCGCATCTGGAAGACCAATGACAAGGTTATTGGCAGCCTTGGCGGGACGATTAGTAACCTTCTCAGCATTCTATTGGATTTGCTCGATGCGGCGCGCCCGCTGACTGAAGAATTTGCCGAGTGGACAAAGACGCTAACCGGTGGATGGAAGACGTCGCTTCAAGCCAACAAAGAAACTGGCGCTCTAGCCGACACCATGTCGTACGCCGGAGAAATTGCTAGGCAACTCGGGCGAATCTTTGGTAATTTGTTTGACGCGTTCATGAACATCGGAAAGGCCGCGTCCGGCCCAGGCAGCGGCGGCGAGATGATTCTTGACGCATTCGAGGCCGCAACAAAAAAGTTTGAGGAATTTACTCGAGTCATTAACGAAAATGGCGAGCTTGAAGATTTCTTTCGAGACGTTGCTACAAACTTTATTGCTATCGGCCGAGGCATAACTAGGTTTGTCAAGGGTTTTATCGACCTTGGTAACAATCAAGGCGTCGCGAACTTCTTCAACACGATTTCGCAGGACGGCGGAGCAATCGACAGCTTCTTCTCCGCCTTTGAGAAGATGGCTGACACGAACCTCGGCACTACGATGGGCGAGCTAGCCAATAATCTTATGCGCGTCTTTGACGCGTTGACAGATGCTGGCGCGCTTCAGATCTTCTTCGATATCTTGAATCAAGCAGCAAAAATCGTAGCCGACTTTTTCTCGAATGAAACCGTGGCAAAGGTTCTAGCGTTTGCTGCTGTAATTTTTGCCGCTACTCGAGCGTTTAGACTTCTATTTTCTATCGGTAAAACAGCATTTATGTTCATAGCCGGCGCAGTACTCGGCGCTATCGCCGCCTTTAAGGGGCTCGCGGGTGGGCTCGCCGCGGTTATCGGTTTGTTTAAAGGCTTAGGGCTTGGGTTTGCTGGAACACTTGCGCAGGGTGGGTTTGGCGGACTAGCGCTTGTTCTTGGAGTAAGCACCGCCGCGCTGTGGGGAATCATTGCTGCCATCGCGGCCGTGATTGGCATTCTTATCGGAGCTTACACGCAAAGTGAAGCGTTCCGCGAGTCGCTGACGAATATGGCAGAGGCAATCGGTGGGGCTCTTACTGAGGCGTGGGACACGCTTAAAACGGCGTTTGAAGAAGCGTTTGCCTGGATGGGTGGAGGCCAAAGCGTAATTGACGGAGTGCTTGGCGCGCTCAAGGCGCTTGGCGACTTTATAGGAACCTTCATCGTTCCCGTCATTCAGTTTGTTCTCGTCGGCGCGATTAAGGTCCTGGCTCAGTGGTGGGGATTCCTTATTCGCGTCGTCGGTGGCGTGATTCAAAGTCTTGTCTCACTTGTTCAAGGCATCGTCTCCGGGATCCAACCATACATTGACGAGTTTGTCGCGCTATGGACTGAAAACGTTCAGCCAGTTATCGACACCGTCGTGTCATGGTTCTCAAACGAGATTGCGCCCGGTTTTTCTGCAGCGTTTGAAGAAATCGGGACCGCGGTAACAAACTTCTGGAGTTTTGTTCAACCGATCTTTAGTGCCATCGGACAGTACATTGGCTTTGTCTGGGGCAACATTATTGTTAATGCATTCAAGCTAGTGATCGGTATCATTAAGATTGTTGCCGGAGTCATCGGCTGGTGGTGGTCGACTGCACTATTCCCGATCTTTAGTCTGATTGTCGGCTTTATCGTCAATACTTTGGTTCCGACATTTCAGCTTATTTGGAAGGGTTTTCAAGCTGTTGTTGATCTGCTTAGCCCAGTGTTTGATCTTTTCCTAGGACTGTTCCGCGTTGGTCTCGGCATTATCAAGGTAATTGTTTCCTTGATTGCGCTTGCCTTTAAACCCATCCTGTTTGGGTTTAAGCTGATCTGGAGCGGGATGCAGGCCAGTTGGAACACCTTTGTCATTCCGTTCTTGAATGCAATGAAGAGTTTCATAACCACTATTATGTCTGGCATCGGTGGGCTCTTTAATAAGTGGATCGTGCAGCCTTTCCGAATTGCCTGGACTGTTGTAAAAGACTTCTGGGACAACACGGTTTGGCCGTTCTTGTCTGACCTTGCAGGTAAAGTTTCAAGCGCGGCCGGGTCACTCTGGTCTGGCCTATCGAACGGACTGTCCACCGTGATTGGCACCATCAAGGGGTTGTTAAACGGGCTGATCAATGGAATTAACATCGCGATTCGCGGAGCAAACCTACTTAACCCTGGCGATGATATTCCAGAGATTCCTAATCTGGCGTACGGCGGCATCATTCGCCCTCGCGCTGGTGGGACATTGGTACGTGTTGCAGAGGCTGGCCGCGCCGAGCGCGTCGAGCCACTTGACCCTAACGGGCTGTCGACTCGCGACAAGGCGATGATTAACTACATGACACAGATGCAGTCCGGAGTTGCTGCGGCCGGGACAAGCATTCAGATTCAGGTATACCCGTCGCCCGGGATGGATGAGCGGCAGCTTGCGTCGCGTGTGTCGCGCGCAATTGCGCAGCAGATGCGAAAGGGTGTGGCGTAAATGGCCGCTGAGAATGTCACTCCTGCGTTCCAGCGCAGTGAAAACCACTTCGTCCGTAAGGGGCTGACGCCTCTCGATGAACCGGTAATTACCGGAATGAAACTCCTAGGAGACGTCGCCCTAGGAGATCTTACGCTCAACACTCGAGACGGCAACGGTGTGGTCTGGGTATGCACCGATATCGAAAATTGGTGGACGCTTGCCGAACCTGACTACCCGAGTGTCGAGCGCGCCTTTGGCGACGGCTCGTACGACGTGTCTGGTCGCTACCAGTCTCGCGAGGTTACGCTTAGGGGCTCGATACTAGTCCCAAGCCCGTCGTTTGTTCTCGCCGCGCGGGACTCACTTGCCCGCGCGCTTAATCTGGTGTACACTGGAGCCTGGCTTAAGACAGTTGAGCGGCAGGCTACCAAGTTCGCCAAGATCGCGAAGGTTTCTCGAGCGTCAAACGTAGCGACTGTCACACTTAGCGGGACTAATCCATTTATCGCTGGCGACTCGATTACCGTCTCGTCCAACGTCTCCGCCGTCAACGGAACTTTCGCGGTGATTAGCTCCAGCGGCGCGGCGGTAACATTCGCCTCGACGGGTAGCGGCATCTCCGACACCTTCGCGATTGGCAGCGTGCAGTCTGGCGATGGGCTAACCAAGGCAGCGTTTGTTCGTCTTGGCTCGCAACCAGAGATTGAGGTTGTTGGCTCTCGTGGGCGCATCAATTTCAGAGCAGACCTGACTGCGGCGGACCCGATCAAATACTCTTGGTCTGGTGTTGACGGGTACACGACCGCTACGATCTCGCCCAAGAACACGACAATTAGCGGCGAATACACGATTACTAACGCCGGCAACGTCGCGGTAGGCGGGATTATTACCATTGATGGTCCGGTTACCGGGCCGCTGACGATCGAGAACACGACGACCAAGCAGAAGCTTACCGTAACCACAAATCTTGTTGGCGGTACCACGACAACAAACATCATCAAGCGTTCGTACTTCAACGGCTACGCTACGTTGACGACTGAAGGGCCGCACAAGCTGTACGTCGGTAAGACCGTGACTGTGTCTGGAGTCAACGCGGAGTTTAACGGCACGCACGTGATCACCGACGTGCCAACAGAGAATTCATTCTCTTACGCACTAGAACTCACTCGCAGCAGCGGTTTTACTTCGTACAGGCTCGGGGAGACGTTAAATATTTCCTCACGCAGCGTGACAGCCAGCGTCGCAACACTGACTACGTCGGCAGCGCACCAGCTCGTCCCCGGCATTGAGGTTCTTATGTCGGGTTTCACTGCTGGCGCGGTGGCGCTCAATGGACGCTTTGAGATCGTAGCGACGCCAACAGCTAACACGTTCACGGTTAACGTCCCTGCGCTTGCGACTCTTGCGTCAGGCGCAGCATCGGCTACTGCCGTCGCGTCGATCGTGACTTTGTACTCTGGCGACCCAGTTGATTTTGTAGCCGGCGACTCCATCACGGTAGACAACATCTCACCCGCAGTAAACATTACGAATGGGACTGTTCTCTCGGTGGCAGGCAACGGCTTAAGCCTTCGCTACTACGCCAATCGCGCGCGCGCGGTGAAGTTTAAGTCGTACACGGCCTCAAACAGCGCGAATGACGACGTCATTACGCTCGAAACTTGGGATAAGCACGGGTTCACGACTAATGACTTAATCTACGTTGGAGGGTGCGGTCGCCCGGTAAACTTGACCAGCAGCGAGATCACGGTAGAGCCGGCCGCCAAAACAGACTTCACGTTTACATTCAACGTAGCCAGTTTTAATGTTGAAACCGCTAGCATCGCGATTGCTAAAGCGTCTGGCAAGTACTACCGCGTCACAGTCAATACTGAGACAAGTCACAGGTTTGAGAGCGGGGACACCCTGCGCCTGCGCACTCCCCTGAAGGCTGGGCGAGCACCGACCGGTTTGAATGGATCATTTGCAATCACGAAGGTGAACGCTACCAGGTACTACTACGACGTTATTCCTCCTTCGACTACGAAAACCGGTCTTATCGAGTACTTCGGCGTGGCAAGCGGAGAGGCGCCGATCAGCGCGGCTGCTAAGTCGTCGCTGGCTTCGTTTGAGAACGCTTCGGTGAACGCTCAGGGACAGAACAGCACGGGAGGGCGAGTTACGACATTTTCTATCGTCGGACTAACTAACACTGTCGGCAGTGGAAACTCTACCGTGATAGAGGAGACAACCTCGAGCGGCACAGTGTCTGGAGGCACAGATCGGCTGGTCATTGACACATCTATGCGTTCGGTTTTGCTTAACGGGCAGGCGCCCTACGCGCGAGGAAAACTTGCGGCCGTGACGGACTGGATCAAGTTTGCGCCAGGCGCAAACGCGATCAAGGTCGTGGACGCTGGCAACGCGGCATCAACCGCCGTTGTGGCATTGAAGTATCGCTCTGGCTGGCTCGCGTAATAATCAACTCTAACGACACTAAGGCGGAGAAAAAGGACGATGGACACCGGTGCAAGGTACCGCTACTTCACGACTGATCTGCTCACTAACACACTTCTCGCAGAGATCCCTTTTCAGGGTGTGGGCTGGAGCCGGGCTATTCGCCGAGCTGGTGAGTTTTCAGGAAATATCCCCGTCATCGACGAGAACACTCACTTGGATCTTTACAACTCAACGATGCCCGGCCGCACCGCGCTGTACGTCATGCGCAACGACGCGTGCGTTTGGGGTGGTATCATTTGGTCACGCGAGTACGACCCTGAAAACCGCACGCTGTCTGTGTCCGGCGCTGAGTTCATCAGCTACTTCTACCATCGCTTTGTCTGGAAGACTCTAGTCGATCGCTCATCCGGCACCCCTGTAGGCATCTACTCGATGGACGCGCCCATTCAACTTGGTTCGTATTCGGCGATCGACGGCCTGGCAACATTCACGACGCGGCCGGTCGACTTGGGCGAAGGCTCGGAGCCAAGAGAGCACTTGCTTGCGCCAGGCAACGACATCATCATTATCGGGACAGGTCAGCCTGCGCTTGACGGAGGCGCTACCGTTTACCAAACTCCAAACGCTTCAACTTTCACGGTACTGATTGATTCGAACGAGACGATCTCGGGCACTGAGACAACGTCGGCAACGTTCCGCAAGAGCATGGACAATTACAAGTTCGTGCGGGATATCGTCAAGCGTACCGCAGACGACTTTGCAGGGATCGAAATCCCTCGTGATGAGTACCAGCCTGGCTTTACAGCTGAGTACTCGGTCCTTGGCAAGCAGCGCACAGAGAACACTGCCCGGCTGACGCTCAATCGTCCTCATACACTGATTCCAGGACAAGAGGTTGTCGTCAAGGACGTGGATGAAGTTTTTGACGGCCTGTACGCAGTAACTAGCACGCCAAGCGAGCTCAGCTTTGAGTACGAAAACGCCGGCAGTGATCTTGCGGCCGCAGCTGAGGACGGGCTTCGCACACTCGACATCACTGCCTTCAGCGTTACTGGTGGCAAGGTTACGCTGACGCTCGCCGAGAATCACAATGCCAGCGTCGGCGATGAAGTGGTTGTCAACGCTAATCGCCCGCGCAGCAAGACGTCTATCACCAATCAGGACATGGACCTTTTCGACGAGACTGAGCAAATCGACGAAATCACGGCGCCAGATAGGTTGGTATACAACAGGCAGTCTTTAAGTAATTCGTTCTGGTACTTCAAGCGCAACATCACAAAGCGCGGAATCGACTATCAGGCATCACCCGAAAAGTGGGTTGTCAAACTCGAGGTGGAAACTCCGCATAACTATCTAACTACCGGAAAAATCAAGGTGCAAGGCGCTAATGCTCCTTTTGACGGCGAGCATGAGATCGACACGATTCCTGCCAACAATCAAGTTACATATCTAATCAACCGTTCGCGGAGTATCACGCGACGAACCAGTCGCGGTGGCGTTGTTACTCTTTACACCAATACGCCACACGGGTACCGTATTGGCGAGACGGTCACGATCTCCAACTTTGGTGACCCTAACGATAAGGGGTACAACGGCTCGTGGGTTATTGACGGCACTCCAGGCGCGAATCGGTTCACGTTTAAGAAGCAAGTCAACGCGCAGAAGAACGTTGTTTTTAGTAAAGGCAGCACGGAGATGACGCTTAATAGCGGAGAAACGTCTACAGGTCTGCTTGTTGACATGACGATCGCATGCTCAGGCGTGCCGGCCGATGCGAAAATTAAAAGCATCAGCACGTCCGGGGGCTCAACCACTGTCGAGCTAACCAAGAAGACCACGGGCGAGGCTAAAAACATCACCGTGCAGATCGCCGGCGGCCAGGTAGCATCTGGCTCTCAGACGATTACTGTCACTGATACAAAGAACATTTCCGCCGGGATGACCGTGCATGCCACGGGTATCCCGGCGGGCACGCTCGTTAGTTCAGTTGCTACTAATGGGAAGAAGATCACTCTATCTGCGGATACGACAGCTAACATCGCCAGTGGCGCTAATATTCGCTTTGAGACTCTTTCGAAGTTCGTCAAAGACTTCCCAGACCGAGCTGGCAATGATAACGAGCCCCCCGCGAATGCTACAGCGAAAATCACCAGTGACTTCGAGTTTGAACCCATTAAGATTTCGCGAGATGAGATCATCACTGAAACTAATACGATCGAAGTTAAGGGCGGTGGTACGGCTACTCTCGGGCCCCGCGTGTACGCTGGTACGTATGGAGGATTCGAAGATAACTCGGATATCGGCATTGAGTTTTCAGAGGAAACCAACGCTGGCGTGTTTACTCGCCGCGAGATTTTCATCGGTAGTAGTCTTTTGAGCGTGGGCGAGATTCTCGAAGAAGCATCGTCAGGCCCGAACGGCTTTGAGTACCGTATTGACTGTGCGTTTGATACTGCTACTCAGTCATTCAAGCGAACACTGGTTCTCTCTGGGTACGACTACCCCGACGACCCAGAACCCGGCGACATCCGCAGTGCCGCCAGCCTAGGGGCGGACAAGTTCGTGTTTGACTACCCCGGAAACATCGCATCGTTCAAGTTCGAGGAATCAGCGGAGAACGCGGCGACACGCATGTGGGTTACTGGCACGAATTCGACAGCTGGCGGCGATGATACGAAGCAGCCAATGGCTGGAGCCAGCTCCAAGAAGATGCTTCGCTCGGGTTGGCCGGTACTCGACGCGGCCGAGCAAATTGACGCGCAAAGCGGCGCCATTGACCTGTACGACCAAGCCAAGAGCTATCTCAATGAGGCTTTGCCGCCAATCGACGACTTGACCGTGTCGGTCAATGGGTCTATGGATCCAGAGGTCGGCAGTTACGTCCCGGGGGACTGGTGCTCTTTGCTTTTCGACGATGCCTTTGTTCGCCTGCGTCTTGCAAGTGACCAAGAGCCACGGGACGATATGATTGTCCGTAAGATTCTAGGGTTTAAAGTGGACGTGCCAGACGCATACGGCGTGCCCGAGACTGTCGATCTCGAGCTGATCAGAGACGTGGAGGTGGAGGAAATTGGCAACCAGTCGTCGTAGGACTGCCAAGAAAGACCTCGGACAGAACCTCAACGATCTTGACCGTCGCCTTAAGTCTGTCGAGCGGCGGCCACGTTCTTCCATTGACTCGTGGAGTGTTACCTCGGACATGCTTGCTCCGGGGTTGATCACTCTTGACAAGCTGAGCCCTGAATTGCTCACTCTTTTACAGCAGACATACAGCAGCGGTGATTCCACTGGAGATACAACGGAGGAGCAGGGTTTCGGCATCACTGACGCGTTAGTCTCGTCGGCGACGTTTTCTACCAACGCGGCTAATGGCAAGAACTCTCTATTCTTTAGTGCTACGCGGCCAGACGAAGGCACGTATCAAGTTGATGACATCTGGTACGACACGTCGCTGGACACCGACGGGCGGCCTAAGTACACTCCGTACCAGTGGGACGGTGACTCGTGGGAGCCGGCTCTTTTTGGCGACGCGGCATTTCGTTTTCTTAACGCGGGTAAGATCGCAACTGGTGTGCTTGACGCGGCTGCGATCATCCGTGTAGGCCAGTACCCCACGTCTGAAGGCTTTTCGCGCCTCGAGATCTCGGGCGGGTCTGGAGATATCGAGTTTAGCAGTGAGCTTGCTGCGGCGATAACTAGCTCGGCTACCACGTTGACGATAGCGGATGCGTCTGGTTTGCCGTCGCCCGCCGTGACGTACAACTTAAAGATCGACGCGGGGACTCCTGACGAGGAAGTAGTTCTCGTAACTGCGCGAACTGGGACAACCCTAGCTGTTGTGCGCGGTGTCTCCGGGTCGTCCGCGGCGCACGACGAAGGCGCGGAGGTTGATTTTTCTTCTACCTTCTACGCCGGAATCACAGTGCTAAGCAACCCTGACGGCGAGACCTATGGTCTTGACTCGGCTTCACAGTCATCGCTTCCGGCACTGTTCCGCCTCGACGCGACTCAAGGCTCGTTCTTTCTCGGAGACACTGAGGAATTTATCAAATTCAACACACCTGACAGCATTGATCGTCTGAGCATATCTGGACAACTTAAAGTCGGTACTGGCGACGAAGCACTTTTGATTGGACCCGATGTCGGCCCTACCGAGGCAGAAGACGGCATACGCCTAGGCCCTTACAACTACTGGTACCGCCCCAACTCGGTTACAGGCTCTACCAGTCTTATTTTCAAGGCTGGGTCTTCTGGCACTGAGGGGTTGACAGTCACTAAGGGTGGCGCGGTCAACTTTGAGGGAACTACCAACCCTACCGGCGGCGTGATAAAGGGAAAACTTAGTATTCGCGCTATCGCCGGGGCAGTAGACAGAATCGAGATCGGGCAGAACGTTCTGTCGAACCGAGACGGCCTCAGAATTGACGCCAACAATCACTGGACGGTGTCGAACACTGGAGGGTCAACCGCGTTTAGCGTCGGGTCAAGCACCAAGCAATTGACTTACGACACAGTCTCTGGTCTTCTTAAACTGACCGGCGGGGATATTACCCTCACCGGGGGAGGCACCTTCAAAACTGCCGACTCCAATACCCGAGTGGAGATGACATCAGACGGCATTTTCGGCTACAAGGGCACCGCTACCAATCCAATCTTCTATATCAGAGCGTCTGACGGCACGGCTTCATTCGAAGGCGAAACTAACCCCACCGGGGGGACCGTCAAGGGAAAGTTGACTATCCAAGGCACCACGTACGCTTTCGGCAAAGACGTGATGTCTGTCCGTGATGGGTTGTTCTTGAACTCCAACAACTACTGGACCCTCAGCCAGACTGGCGCCACAGCCGAGTTTAGAGTTGGAGGCTCTTCCAAATACGTTGAATGGAATGGCAGTAGCCTAAACATCTCTGGGACCCTGGTTGGCGCGAATGGAACTTTTTCCGGCGGCATTACTGCGAATTCTTTCCAGACTGCGGTCGGAGCAAACAATAACTTTATTAGAATGTCTAATGTAGATGGCCGGGCTAAATCTGACCTGCTTGAATTTGTCTACGTCACGCCATCTCTATCAAAAATAGCAAGGTCGAGTTCATCCCCCGTTGTGCCAGCCCGTATGTATCTTACGGTTGGTGCGTCTCCTACTACAGATCAGACCCTAAATATTGAAGGCTATGATCCCGGAGGGGCCAGCGGGTTTCCCCCAGAAATTAATCTGGCGACTACTGGTCCTGCAACTTCTACTATTTCAATGTTTGCTTCTAGTTACAACATCAGTACCGGAGGATCCGGATCCATTCTAATAGTAGGAAATACAAATATCCAAGGCACTTTCACTGTCAACGGCACCGCTGTGGATGGAAACTCTGGAGGCTACAGCAACGCAACGGACGGAACAACGACAAATAAGATAACATACGGTGGTACTGCCCCAACATCAGGCAGAACTGCCGGAGACATACACATTGAATTCTGACGGGTCTGGTTGTCATGTCATTTAAGGTGTTTAGAAATAACGTCTGGGATCTGGCCCAGAGGCTCAAAGTTTTCAGGACGACAGCGACTGGTGCTCCAACAACTGACTGGTACCTGGCGAAAAAAATCTCAGCCTGGAGAGGCCCTGACCCGGGAGGGTTTTGGCAAGTTGTCTACCCTGACCCGCCGGATAACGTCTCTACGCCATTTGTCACAGGAACCCCTGTCCCCGGGTTTACAGTGTCGCTTAGCGATTATTTTTTCTGGGATTTTTCAGACTACAGAAGCCCCGACGCTGTCGCATATCAATGGCAGAGTGCGCCCACTCTAGGCGGCACATACAGCAACATTTCCAGTGCGACTGGTTTGTCATACACAGTTCAAGACACGGATATTGGCAGGTTTCTTCGATGCCTAATAACCGGTACCAATGAGCGCGCGTCTACCGCAGTTCCATCTGCTTCCATTATTCTACCAGTGCCAAATCCATACTACACGTTTTCGTTCGGCGTATCACTTGGCGTCAACGCAAACGCCTTTATCATGCTTGACCCAGACTCTAACGGCAATTTTCCTTCTGCCACGGCATTTGATCTTCTTACTGCGAGAATTCTTCGATACTTCAGCGGGCAATTTCGACACTATGAAGTATGGTACAAGTCTGACCTGACCACGTTTCGTATCTATCATCAAATGTGGAGAGACGACATTCCAGAAAATCAGAGACCTTCTACTCCAAACATTGAAATGGAGATAGTTTTTACGAACAACAGCAACATTGTAGACGTTTTTGTTGTAAACCCAGTCACAACCAGCTACATTGAAACGTACACCGCGTGGCAGTCTGGCGGGTACCAAATTAAGACGCACCCCAGCGCGTCGTACGCGGCAAACACGCGGTTCCGGGTCACGATGAACCCGCTAACCGCGGTGGCGGCTGCCTCCGCGGCGCCGTCGACAACGGCGCCTTCTATCTTTAACGGGTGGATACCCGTCGCTAACCCTGTGGATTTAACCAACGGAACATTAGTGTTTACCGGCGGAGGAACAAGTTCTTCTCCGGCGCTTTCTCCTAGCGCGTTTACTAAGTCAAACATGTTTTACCCGTCTACGCCAACAGTGAGCACGCCCGTGTACGCTACGGCAACTACGGCGACAGTGTCTTGGAGCGGGAGCACCGCTAATGGCTACTGGGTTAGAGCTTCCGCGGGCGGTGTTGACGACTTCTCAGCATTTACCACTGGGACAAGCATCACAATGAGCGGACTTACTTCCGGCAGAGCGTACTCAGTGACCGTTAGTCCGATCTCACGAGCAACCTATGATGGCCAGTACGGATTCCCAGGTAGCGTTAGTTACACGCATCAGAGCGTGCCTTCCGCTGTTAAAAACGTCACTGTGACTAACCCGCGACAGGCTGCCGTTTCCGCCGGGTCTTCTGGTAGTTTAATTACCTGGAACATTGCCTGGGGCGCTCCGGACGTTGGAACCCCCATCACCAGATATGAGTTTGATTTCGATCTTGATGACACCGGCGGCTCATTCGCTTTTGATGACATTTGGACAAGCAACGGAACAAGCACCAGCTCGGACATAAGTATTTTCTCCGGTTCTAAATGCGGAGTAAGAGTGCGAGCAGTTAACGGCGCAGGCGCTGGACCGTACGTTGAAGTTGTTCTAAATTCTTCTCCAAGCACGCCCGGGACCCCCGCGTTTAGCAACCCTACCATTAACGCTACGAACGCGCAAGCGACGATCAACTGGACGGCCGCTGATGCTCGAGGGGGTAGTGATCTTTCCTACCGCGTGTATCGCGGACAAAACGACGCTAACGTTGCAACAGACCGGTCTGGTCTTATCGCTAACACTTCTTTTACAGATAACATCGCCGGCAGTGCGACAGGCTACTACTATAGAGTAGTTCCACAGAACACGCTCGCCGCAGGGAACGTTAATCTAAGCGCCATTGGCTTGCGGAGTGCTGTATCATCCGAGCTGGCGGTGACGCAGCCGACTGTGAACGTTTTGCCTATAGTGTCAAGCAATGCTAGGGAAGTTCTTGTTATTTTCAGCGGAAATATTGGAAGCGGAAATACTCCAAACTATTCCGTTTTCCGCGGACAAAACACCAACCCGCAGACAAGCATCGGCAGCGTTGCGGGCGGAACAACCAACACTAATAATCAGCTTTTGTCCGTGCTGGACGCAGGAAACTTTGCGCTAAACACGACATACTACTACAAAGTTAGCATGACAAATAGCATTAACACTGTCGAAGCGCTTGGCTCTATTACAACACCTACAGGCGCAGCGCCTGGAGCTCCGGGGACGCCCGGCGGTTCAGCTAACAACACAAACAATAATGTCAACATATCTTGGAGCGCGTCCAATGCTAACGGAGGAGGCACGGTCAGCTACACAGTGTTTCGAGGGCAGGGCACGTCCGCGGGCACTGAGGTTGGATCTACCACTAACACTCAGTTTCAAGACAGCTACGCCAATCCGCCCGTTTCCGGCGCGTTTAGATACCGAGTAGTTCCTCAAACACCGTGGGGTGGAACCGGTACGCAGAGCGGGCTCTCTGCCAACATTCCAGCGTCGTAGAGCAGACATCTATGGAAAATCAAGAAGAAACACAAGCGCAGAATCACACTAAAAGGTGGATTACTGTGCATAAAATAGAAGAAGTGACTGCGTGCATGGACAAATTGCGAAGCAGGCAGGATATTATTCTACTAGAATTGACAAATGACGACGTCGAGTACGCAGACGAAAAGAAAGACCATCTTCGATTCATTGAAAAAGAACTTACAAACTGCCAAGCGCGAATTACTGCGCTGCAGCGTAACCTAGAAAAGCTTAATGACGTGTCTAACAACTGACGGAGAACACATGTTTTCTTTTAGCAGGCTGCCTCTAAAGCGAACAATAACCTTTACTCCTGACACGGAGCGTGCCGAGCGAATACTTGATCACCCCTCGCCTGCAAGTAAGAATGTTCCAAAGTGGTTTCAAACGCTCGGCAAGTACGTTGTCCCTGAGGCAAAAAGCAGTCGATACCCGGACAAAAATTCGACGCCGAACAATACCAATTTCACGGTAAAAGCATGCAAACCATTTCTTGATTCGATGCTTACTGGTTACACGATCACGCTTCCAACCGATGTGACAGTAGTGGATCCGCAGTACTACGAGGCTCGCATCATCTGGGACTCGAACACCAACATGATTGACACGCACGCGGCAAAGCAGATGGAAGGGTTTCAAGCTCCCGAGGAGTACGAACCGGCGCCGTATAAGTGGAATTTTCACTGGGCTATCACAGTGCCGAAAGGTTATAGCCTTCTGTACACACACCCGTTGAATCGCATAGAGCTCCCATTCTACACGATGTCAGGAGTAGTTGAAGCGGATAAGTATGGTGTGCCTGTAAATCTACCTTTCTTCCTTAAGAAAGATTTCAACGGGTTGATCCCGAGAGGGACGCCCGTCGCGCAGGTGATTCCGATCAAGCGTGAAAGTTGGGAGCATCGTGTCGCGAGTCTTAGCGAGTTTGATGAGTATGCTGGCGAGGGCATGAAATTATTCATGGGAGAGGCGTACAAAAAAATGTACTGGTCCCCGAAAAGCTATCGGTGAAATGCGGGGTAACAGCGATAGAAACGCGGTACAATTAGAATCACTGGCGCTATTCGAGCATAGTAAAGGATGAATTATGGATGACTTTAGCGAACTTTCCGACGAGGAAAAGGCGTCGTCGATTCGCTCCAAAATCAAGAATACGGCGTACCAAATGTACAACCTCGAGCTAGACGTGCTCATGGAAACCGCGATCAGCGAGCCAAACCTAGGCTATGTTGCGGATATTCAGGGACAGATCGACGATCTTCAACTTAAGAAGAGCGTGCTCGAGACTAAACTTGCTGCTCTTTCATCTGGCACGTCGGTTAGCTAAGGAGCCTCAGTGACGATTAAGAATCAAGACGCGACGCCAGACAACACAATTGAGCTTGTCGCGCAGGAACTTCAGGCGCGAATTGGCCAACTAACTACTCAGTACGAAACCCAGCTCGCGGTGCTAAAAGTCCATTTTTCAAAGGAACTTGAGGAAAAAGACAGGAAAATCGCCGAGCTCGAAGGCAAGTCTAACTCCAATAAGTCCGTATAGCCAGTATAGAGTATCCATGTACAGAGAGATATCTGACATAAAACGTAGGAGACGCAGTGTTTGAAGTACGAGACGGGTCGCGTAAGCTGCAATTTGATGGGCAGCTTCTCGGGTCTTCTACCTCGTGGCGCCGCGGATCGGACCGGTGGATCGAGTTTGAGCTGTACAGGACAAAAAGCGGTTCTTATATTTTGTCGCGCGTGGGAGTATCGCTTGTCTACCACGGCGCGGCATGCCCTCTCGTAAAGCGTTACGGCTTGCACGAATCATCTGTTGGTAAGCTTGCTGACAGCGCGATCCCGTGCGGAGAGTGCAACCCGTCGCTCGAAGCGCAAATGGTCTTCCCGGAGAAGCATCGGTACTGGGCGCAGGTAAGTGAAGACCCGGACGCAGTACTCGAGGCTCTGTACAAGTATGACCAGAGCGGCGCCAGGTACTTGACCAACGTTGCTCAGCGACTACTCGACACCGCTGCGGCGGCAGACGAGCGCATTGAAGCCGTGTACCGAGTCGAGGTTATACCCTAGCCATTCGCAAATCGCACGCGTAGTGGTATAATTACTTTGCATACCTAACGACAAAGGACGCCGATGTTTATCATCATCGAAGGCCCAGACGCGGCCGGTAAGAGCTCAATGCTTGGAGCGCTCGAGCACCACCTAAGCGTGTCGTGCGGAGTTCATAGCGCGCACCATTTTCATAAGGGTCGCCCTCTCGAGGAATCGCGGCGATGGGTGCTCAATGAATACGTCTTGTCGATTGACGAACTCGCGACGTCTGGAGCGTGTATCGTCGCGGACCGTTGGCACTGGGGCGAGGTCACGTACGCACCGCTCAAGCGCCCTCACACAAACAAAGACGGGTACGGTTTACTCGGGCGCGCAGGCTGGCGATGGGTTGAGCTTTTTCTTATGTCCCGCGGAGCGACAACGTGGATTCTCAGCCAGCCGCTCGATGTTCTTCGAACACGCCTTGAGTCCCGCGGCGATGATTTTGTATCGGTCGGCGAACTCGACGCGATCGTTGAGCGCTATGACTTTGGTATGACTGTTGCCCCGTCCGTGGTCGAGCGTCTGGTGCCAGAACCAAATGATACTTCTAGTCTGCGCGGAATTGCGAAGGCCGTGGTTGATCGCGCGGGATTCTCTACGCGGCAGACATTTAAGCTGCGCACTGAGTACCCCGAGTACATCGGGCCAACAACTCCACGCGCTCTTATTCTTGGAGACAAGCGTAATGTCACCGAGCTGTACGGCGACGAGACCCGTCTCCCATTCATGCCTGTTGGCGGCAACTCAGGCGAGTTCCTTCTTGACTCGCTGCCCGAGAAGGCCTGGCCAAAGCTCGGTATCGTCAACGCGAACGATCTTGCCGACACTGAACGTCTACACGGTTTATGGTCGGCGCTTGGTTACCCGCGAGTAATTTCGCTAGGCCGCGAGGCCGAGCGGGCTGCGATTGACGCTGGTCTTGAATTTGAGATGGCCGGAACGCTGGCGCATCCGCAGTACGTTCGACGTTTTCATTCTAGCGACAAGGCAAAATACGGTGAGGCTATCGAGCGACTCGCTCGTGGCGAAGAGATACAAGGGAGCGCTCAGTGGATCCTGCAATGAAAATTAAGCACGTTGCCGACGGAGTCAACGGGTACGTCGACGTTGTTCGTTGGGTGCTTGAGAACGGTGACGAAGTCGCGCCGCGTGGAATGAAGACGCGCGAGATTGAGGACGCGGTGATCGTCATCGATGACGTGTATAACACACTGCCACTTGGTGTTAAGCGCGGTGCGGTGCCGGGTATTGCGTCAGTTGAGTCGCTGCAGCTTCTTGCGGGGGTGAGCGCTCCTGAGCTTGTGATTGCGGTTGGCCCGCAGTTCGCGAACTACGCTGAGAACAATGGGCTGTTTCATGGAGCGTACGGCCCGCGCACTCGGGGACAATACGAGCACGTCATTGAACGGCTTAAGAAAGACCCGGATACGCGGCAGGCGGTCGTAACCATCTGGGACCCAAAGCTCGATCTGCAGCCAAGTAAGCGCGACTATCCGTGCACGGTGCTGCATCAGTTCCGCATTCGTAACGGCAAGCTCAACATGAGTGTGTACATGCGCTCGAATGATATTTGGCTCGGCGCCGCATATGACTGGTTTCAGTTTACGCGCGTGCAGATTGCGATTGCGTCAGTGCTAGGCATTGAGCCCGGGACGTACGCGCACCACGTTGGTTCGTTGCACATCTATGAGCAGCACTATGCGGCAGCCGAAAGTCTTGAGTACGCAACAGATGGCGTACCGGTTCCATACATCACTGGTCGAATCTGGCAGGAAGTGTCTGCTAGTGCCGTTGGTTGTCTAAAGGCTGTCTTTGATCAGGCGCTTTATGACCGTTTGCAGGATCACGAAAAGTGGTTTACTAACTCGATGGTAACCGCGATTCGCAACAATGAAGAAAAGGCCAAGAAGATTACTGAGGAGACTAGCAATGGCGAATGAGAATAGTGAACCAACAAATGACATGAGCCCGCTCGCTGCCGGTGCCATTCAAATGCACGAACTCTACCAGGAACTTAAGCGCGCCGGCTTTACGCGTCGCGAGGCGCTTGATCTGATCGCCCGTAGCATCGTTCTTGGCGCCGGATCGGCGATTGAGGACGCTCGGGAGGACGACTAGTATGCATGGCAGGCTGACGTGGGACGAGGCGTGGATGTCTGTGGCTGACACGATCGCGCTGCGGAGTCGCTGCACACGCGCTGGTATCGGCGCTGTTGTTGTGTCCGCCAATAATCGTATCTGCTCGACCGGTTACAACGGCCCAGCGGCAACCTACCCAAGTGAAGGTGACTGCATCGAGTTCTGCCCAAGAGCTCAAGGGATAACTCCGCTAGATAACACATACGATCAGTGCCCCAGCATTCACAGTGAACTCAACGCGCTACTCTACGTAGATCGCACTCAGGTAGAGGGCGGGACGATTTACGTAACCGAAAGCATGTGTATGTCGTGCGCAAAGGCAGTGTCCAACTCGGGGCTTGTTCGAGTTGTTATGCGCCTGCGCGAGGCAGACGCGCATCGTAAGCCCGAGCTCGTCATCAAGTATCTGCGCGCTTGCGGATTGAAGGTTGACGTTTTTCATTCGACACTAGACGAAAGTGACGTTCTTGTCTGATACTGGTAATCTGGGCGACGTTCAACTTCACCTTGTCGACTCTGTCGACAAAGCAGGTGAGTTTCTGCGCTGGCTAAGTGAACGACGCCCACTGAACGCGATCGCTGTAGACACTGAGACCGGCGAGCTCCCAGGCAACCCACGTGATCATGCGCTATCGCCATGGCACGGGCGTCTGCGACTTGTGCAGGTTGGCGACGGCGAGCAAGGGTGGTCGATTCCCTGGGAAGAATGGTCTGGTGTCTTCTACGAAGCCATGAGCCGCTTCGACGGTCCTATCGTCTGCCACAACATCGCGTTCGAGGCGCGTTGGTTTGACATTCGTTCGCGCTGGGAAATTCCATGGCATCGCGCGCACGACACGATGATCATGGCTCATATCATCGACCCGCTAGGCTCTGGCGCGCTCAAGCGACTTGCAGCGTTGCACGTTGACGGGCGCGCCGTCGCGCTGCAAGACACGCTGGACACAGAGCTGGCCAAGAACGGCTGGACGTGGGGAACGGTACCGATCAACTTCCAGCCATACTGGGCGTACGGCGCGCTGGATACCGTGTTGACAATGCGCCTGTGGCACATGTTCTGGGAGAAGTGTGGCCCAGGCGGTCCTTACAATCGCCCGTACGAACTCGAAATGGCGGCACGGCGCATCGTCACGCGCATGGAACTTAACGGCGCACGAATTGACTTGGACTATTCGCAGCGCAAGTATGACGAGTTGACCGCGTACACCGAGTCGGTTAAGACATGGGCCAAGCAAACGTACGGCGGGACGTCGATCACAAGTAACATTCAACTCGTGCGCTTGTTTGAGAGCCTCGGCGCGGAGATCACAGAGATGACGCCAACCGGGCAGAAGTCGTGCACCAAGGATCAGCTCAAAATGTTGACGATCTACGGCAATGACGAGGTCAAGCAGCTCGCCGAGATTGTGCTTAAGCAGCGCAAGGCGGACAAGCTTGCTGGCACGTACTTTCAGAACTTCCTGACCAAGTCTATCGACGGAATCGTTCATCCGTCGGTGAAGACTCTCGGGGCGCGCACGTCGCGGATGTCGATTACCGACCCTGCGCTGCAGACGCTGCCGAAGGGCGATGACACGGTGCGTACCGCCTTCATTCCAAAGGACGAGGATCACGTGATTATCACGTCCGACCTCGACCAGGTTGAGTTTCGCATGTTTGCGTCGCTGTCTGGCGACCCCAATCTGATCACGCTGTTTAACCGCGCGGACGCGACGGGTTCGGACCCGTTCACGGAGATTGGTCGCGAAATCTACCAAGACCCAGACATGCAAAAGAGCGACAAGCGCCGTAATCTGATCAAGGGCACCGTCTATGGTCGCCTATACGGAGCGGGCGTCGCGAAGCAAGCGCTAACTGCCGGCGTGCCTGAGACGCAGATGCGTTCAGTATCAGACGCATTTGACATTCGCTACCCGGGCATGGCCGACTTCCAGCGCAAGATTGAAGACACTGGAATGCGGAGATTACGCTCGGAAGGGCAGGGCTACGTCTACACGTGGACAGGCCGCCGAATCCCCTGCGATGAGAATCGCGTGTACACACTTGTCAACTATCTAATTCAGGGTGGCGCCGCCGAGGTGTTTAAGCAGAACCTCGTCAAGCTCGATCAGGCAGATCTCACCGAGCATCTCATTGTGCCGGTGCACGACGAGATTGTGCTGCAGGCGCCGCGCCGTGAGGCGCACGAGATCATGAAGGTTGTGCAAGAGTGTATGACAACTTCAGACGGCTGGGACGTCCCGCTTACCGCCGGCATTGACGGTCCGCTTGAGACATGGGGAGATAAGTACCGGTGAACCGGTTTCTTGAGCAGGCGATCAACATTGCCGCGACGAGTAAGTGCAGATACCGGCACGGCTGCGTTGTTGTTGCGAACGGCGTAGTAGTCGCAGAGGCAACGAATAAAAGAATCCGTGAAGCAGACTCAAACACGTGGCGCATCGCGCACGTACATGCCGAGGAAGCGGCAATTGCCGCGGCGGGACCTCGTGCGAAGGGTGCAACAGTCTACGTGGCACGCGTTGGGCGTGATGGTAGTCCTGCCATGTCAAAACCGTGCAAGCGCTGTGAGCGCCGGCTGGCCAGAGTAGGAGTGGCGAATATCGTATGGACGTGAAGTATGTTCTTGCAGTAGACCCTGGAAAGACTACTGGCGTCAGTGTGATTAGCCTGTCAGAGTCTCCTGAATTACTGTCATCCGGTGAGTACCAACCTGATGAGTTTGCAAAGCCGATTCGCGACACGCTAGAGTGGGCGCTGCATCATGGTCTTGAGCTTGGCGTTGTATGCGAACGCTTTGTGATCAACGCGCAGACAGTGCGCAACAGTCAGGCGCCATACAGCCTCGAACAGATCGGCGTGCTTAAGCAGATCATGCGAGACTACGCCCGCGATGCCGAAGCTGAGTTGATTTTTCAGTCTCCGTCGGACGCAAAAAAGATGTTCCCGAACGACGCGCTGCGTAAAATCGGCACTTGGCACGTCGGCGGTGGTGGGCACGCGAATGACGCGATTCGTCATGGGCTTCTACGGCTAGTAAAGCTTGGTTGGAAGCCAACCGTGCTACTTCAATAAAATCTTGTACATACTACGAGAAAACTATTACTTTTTGCAGATTTCCTGTTAGTATGTTGTTTGCACCCGGAAGGAGAGACTTAGTGACCGTAACGACAGAGCTCGACGCCGAAGGCAAGTCGATTCTGATCGACGCCGAGTGGCGGTACAAGGAGCTTTGCAAAAGCATCCCTGGAGCCACCTGGTCAGCGAAGGATCAGGTATGGCGAGCGCCCCTCGGGTGGGCAACCTGCCTGGCGCTACGCTCGACGTTTCGAGACGACCTTGAGATTGGGCCAAGACTGGGCGAATGGGCGGCCAATGAGCGAGTCGCGCGTATCGACCCGGCCAACGCCCTTCGTGACCTTGAGACCCTCGAGAATGGCGTCAACGAGGACCTATTTCCCCACCAGAGAGCGGGCGTCGAGTTTCTTGCCACGGCCCGTCGAGCCCTTCTTGCTGATGAGCCTGGCCTCGGAAAGACCGCCCAGGCAATTCGAGCACTCAAGCGCCTGCAGGACGCCGGCGAGGGTGTGTTTCCGGCGCTCATCGTGTGCCCAAACACGCTCAAAAAGAATTGGAAGCGCGAGTTCGCGCTCTGGTGGCCAGGCGTCAATGTCGAGGTCATCAAAGGCAGCGCCGGACAACGCCGCAAGCAACTAGCCAGCGACGCGGACGTGTACGTCATCAACTGGGAGTCGCTACGATCACACTCGCGCCTCGCACCCTACGGTTCTGTGGCTCTGGCTCGGTGCAAGGACTGCGGCGGCCACGATGAGCGTATCAGCGAAAACCGTTGCGAGGTGCACCGGCGCGAGCTCAACGAAATCGACTTCAAGAGCGTCATCGCCGACGAGATCCACCGCTCGAAGGAGCCTAAGAGCAAGCAAACACGCGCGCTCTGGGCTGCCACCGCGGACGCGCCATTCCGATTCGCTCTCACGGGAACGCCAATCGCCAATGACGTGCTCGATCTCTGGTCCATTCTGCACTGGCTATCGCCAGAAGAATGGCCGAGCAAGACACGCTGGGTCGATCGCACTGTAGACACGATGCTCAACGCATTCGGCGGCATGATGGTGCTCGGTGTCAAGCCGCATATGCAGGAAGAGTTCTACGCGGCGATCAACCCGCGCATGCGCCGTATGCTTAAGGCGCGCGTGTTGCCGTGGCTGCCAGAGGTACTCTTTGAGCGTCGCGACGTTGAAATGTCAACCAAGCAGAAGAAGGCGTACGGCCAGATGCGCGACATGATGATCGCGGAGCTGGAAGGCGGGGACGCACTTACCGCGCCGAGCCCGCTCACGCAAACAACACGTCTGCTGCAGTTTGCGTCGTCCTATGCCGAGATGGTCATCGACGAGACGAGCGGTGAATCGCGCGTTATTCTTGCCGAGCCGTCGTGTAAGGTCGATGCGCTCATGAACGACATATCATCCGGCGACTTTGGCAGTGACAGCGTCGCCGTATGCGCCGTGTCCCGCCAGTTGATTGAGTTGCTGAGCAACGCGATGACAAAAGCTAAGATTCCCCATGGGCTGATCACCGGCGCGCAGACCGAAGACGAACGTCAAGAGGCTATCGACGATTTTCAGTCCGGCAGAATCAAGTGGATTCTTTTCACTGCGCAGGCAGGCGGCGTCGGCGTAACGCTAACTGCGGCGCGACGACTTGTCATGCTGCAGCGACCATGGTCGCTTGTCGATCATAAGCAGGCACTCGACCGCGTGCACCGCATTGGCTCAGAGATTCACGACTCGGTGATCATTACCGATTACGTCACTGAAGGCACAATCGAAGAACGTGTTATTCAGGCGCTTGAAACCAAGGCAGATAACTTTGAGCAGATTGTCCGCGACAAGGCGCAGCTGCTCTCCATGCTTCGTGACGATAAGGACAACAAACTGTGACTGGTGTCGTAAGACTATCAAACTCCGAAATACAGACGTTCAAGGACTGCCGGCGCAAATGGTGGCTCACGTATTACCGTCGTCTGCAGCCTAAGTCTAAAGACTTTACTGGAGCGCTCGCGCTCGGGTCGCGTATTCATGAGGCGCTTGATCGCTACTACTCAAAGGGCATTCCTCTTCTCGAAGCGCACACGCAACTTGTCGAGCAGGACCGCGAGATTCTTGCAGAGCAATGGCGCGACACGTCAGACCTAGACAATGAGGCAGAGCTTGGGCGCATCATGCTCGAGGGCTATCTGCAGTGGGTTGACGAGGAAGGCATCGACCTCGAGCTCGAGATGATCTCGACGGAGGAAATCATCATCGCCCCGCTGTTCAACGGCGAAGTCGAGCTGCAGGGCAAACTTGATATGCGCGTTCGGCGCAAGGCTGACGGCGTGCGCTTCTTTCGCGACTTCAAGACGGTCGGCGGTTCGTTTACTGACTTTAACAAGATGTCGCATATGAACGAGCAGATTCTTACGTACATGCTTCTCGAGGCGACAACAAACGAAGGCGACGAGCGCTGCGACGGCGGTATCTTCACTCTTCTCAAAAAGGTCAAGCGTTCAGCGAACGCGAAGCCGCCTTTTTACGAGCAGGTAGAGGTTCGTCATAACGTGTTCACACTGCGCTCGTTCTGGAAGCGCATCCACGGAACCATCGCCGATCTAATGCGAACACGCAAGGCGCTCGACGAAGGCGAGGACCCGGCGTTTGTTGCGTATCCGCGCCCCAGCCGCGACTGCAGCTGGAAGTGCCAGTTCTACACCGTGTGCCACATGATTGATGACGGCAGCGCGGCGGAGCAGGCAATCTCTGAGATGTTCGAAGTGGCCGACCCGTATGGCTACTACGAATCCGAAAAGAAAGGAACTGAGTGACGCATGTCGGAAGTACAGCGCTCTCTAACCATTATGGTCTACGGTGAGTCAAAGGTTGGTAAGTCAACCTTCGCCGTGACCGCACCCTACCCCCGGCTCATGCTCGATGTCGAAGGCGGTCACCGCTTCCTTCCCATCGTTGTCAAGTACTGGGACCCGCTCCGTGAGGAGCCGCCTGTCGCGGATGGGACGTGGGATACCTGCGTCGTGCAAATCCGTGACTACGACACCGTGCTGAAAACGTTCCAGTGGCTTCAGCTCGGTAAGCATCAGTTTAAGTCGCTCATCATTGACTCCGTGTCTGAGCTCCAGGTTAAGTGCCTGGAGAATATCGCGGGGAAGCAGCAGATGAGTCAGCAGCAGTGGGGTGAGTTACTTCGTCACATGGGCGCGCTCTTGCGTGATCTGCGTGACCTAACGATGCACCCTACCGCTCCGCTCGAGGCCGTGGTTCTTACCGCCATGGCACGGTCGGGGCAGGATGATCGGTACAAGCCGTATCTACAGGGGCAGCTGGCTATTCAGGCTCCGTATTTCTACGATATCCTCGGCGCAATTACTATCGAGGAATTTCCAAATCCTGACCCAACGCAAGGGCCGTATCGAGTGCGTCGCATGTACGTCGAGCGTACGCCGAAGTACGAAGCTGGCGAACGCGTACAGGGTAGGCTCGGCGGAGTCGTCGAGCAGGAAAACCTATCAATCGAGCGTATGCTCGACATGGTCTTCGGGCCAAAGCAAGAAGCAGCCCCGGCTGAGTCCAAGAAGAAGGCGTCCTGACAGTCGTCAGGCAGAGTAAGGAGAATACATTGAGCAGTCTCAACTGGTCAGACCTCGTCAACGAGGCCGGAGACGTCGGCAGCTATGAGCCGCTGCCGGACGGCGACTATGAACTCACCGTGGTCGAGGCAACCGCAAAAGTGTCGCAGTCAGGCAAGACAATGTTCGCGCTGAAGACTCAGGTTCAGGGTGGCGCGCACAATAAGCGTCTTGTCTGGGACAACCTGGTTGTCTCACCTGACAACGCAAATGCGCTTGGCATCTTCTTCCGTAAGATGAACGCTCTTGGTCTCGGTCGCGACTACTTCGCAACCAACCCGTCGAATGCTCAGATCGAGCAGGCGCTTGTTGGGCGCTCGTTCCGTGCGCAGGTTGGCAGTCGCACGTGGCAGGGTCAGAAGCGCAACGAGATCAAGACCTACTACGCCACTCAGGCGGCGGCTGGAGCACCCCTCGCAGCTTCCGCTCCGGCCGCGGCGCCTGCACCTGCACCTGCACCTGCACCTGCACCTGCACCTGCACCTGCACCTGCACCTGCACCTGCACCTGCACCTGCACCAGAAGCTGTCAGCGCTAGCGCACCTCCCGCTTCTCCGTTCTAGTACGATCGAAGCGTACGGCGTGTCCGCCCGGCCCACTACACCGGGCGGGCACGTCGCAGGGGCTACTGAGGAGACGGAATGAAAATCTTGATGTCAGGGTTTACTGCCCTGCAGATCAACACCGACAAGCGTACAATCTCAAAGATTGACGTACCTGCGTCAATCGTTGACGCGCTGCGTAGCGCCGGGCATGAGGTCGAGTGGCGCAAGGTGACACCCGGCGAAGACCTATCGTCTTTCGATGTCATCTGGATGAACCTCGCGCCCCTAAACTCACTTAACGGAAGACAAGGCGCTATGGGCGCGCTTTACGCTCTTGCTAGCGGGAAACCCTGCGTGGGTTTCTTTGATGACTGGCAGTTCTCCACCGTGTTCAATGGTGCAAAGGCGTTGATACGCAAGCCCGAGATGATCTACAAATATCTTCTTGTCGGCAAGGATCGCGGCGAGGAGGGCGCCACGTACTTTAGTCACGCGGACGCTGTAGCTGCCAAGGAACGCGCGCTAGCCATTAACCCTAACGCCAAGATCTACATCGAGCGCTACTATATGACGGAGACTGACGAGTCTGTTCGCGACTACGACGCAATGCTTGTCGAATCTGCGCGAAACTTGCTCGGGGCGCGCTGGGGGGCAGGCATGGTGCCTGTGTGCCCAATGTACGCGTGGGGCGATCGTTCACTGGTACGCAAGCGCATGCCGAAAGAGCTTTCAGCGATCGAGGCGCTTGACCCGAGCTCGACGATCTATTCTATTCTTGACAGCGTCACAGCGCTGCCGCCAGAGAGCAAGAAACGCGCGTGGGTGCTTGGGGCGCTAATGCCGCACGACACGTGGCTTGAGAAGAAACGCTTTGAGTGGCCTGTCGAAATTGTCGGGTCGCGCAAGTTGGTTCGCAAGCTCGGCGGTCAGCGCCTTCAGACTGAACAGGACGTCCTCGCGTTCTACAACGAGCACTGGGGTATTCTGTCTCCGCCGTACCCGCACGCCGGGTCTGGCTGGTGGCGTAGTCGATTCATGTACTCCGCGCGTGTAGGTTCAGTTCTCTTCGCGGACAAGAACGAAGGCGCGCCGCTTGGTGACTGCCACCGGCTGAGTATTGCCGAGATTGAGCGTCTATCAGACGCCGAGCTCGCGCAGCTCGCGATCACGCAGCAGAACGCGCTACGGCAGTACATACCAAGCTACGATTCATTTATCGCGCACTGCGATCAAATCGTTCACCGTGCAGTACGAGAAGACAAAGGACTCAAGATATGACGTACACGGAGATCAATGAAACAAGCTTCCCAGAAGAATACTTACCAGAGCATGTAACAGATCAGCTCATAAGAAAACTAGCGCAAGCTCTTCTTGCCGCGTGGTTCCCAAACAGCTACCCGGCTGGAGACGACGCGCTTAACTGGGGGAGTATCGCGTGCGAGGATGTCGAACGCGTGCTAGACGCGCTACCTGCTGTTCTTGATGAAATTGGTGAAGTTGACGAGCCCGCGGGCGGGCGCGAATGAAAACACTTATCACTGGGATGACTGCGCCTCAGGCGTCGAAAAAATACGCAGAGCGCTCGGTGTCATTTGCCGGACTTCTATCCAGCGCGCTCAGCACCAAACTGCATTCAAGCGAAATCTGCGCACCGAGTTTTGGAATGACTAGAGACGCGCTCGAGGACTATGATCTCGTGTTCGTTGGGCTATCGCCACTCACTAGCGTCGCCGCTAACCATGCGTACGCGGCGCTATGGGTTATCAATGAGATGCGCGATTCCCCTAAGCTGCGTCTTTTTCTTGACGCGCCTGACCCTGGAAAGATTGCGCACAGCATTCACGCGATGCAGGAATCTCCTGCCGCGATGTTCAAGCCTTTCTATTCGGCTAGGCCGTTCTACGCGCAGGCACGCACGCCAGAAACTGCGGCAAAGATTCACGGCGCTGTTAACTATCTTAATTCGTACACCTGGGCGGAAACTTTGTACCCGATTCTGCCGTGGGGAAACCAGGGCAAGGTTGCAAGCGCACTCCCGCCCCACGCGGTTAACAGTCTTCGAGCAGTGAATCTAGACTCACTAATTTTTGATCGGGTACACGACGTAGAAACTTTCTCTTCTAGCGATGGAAGTAGATTCTGGGTCGTGGACGATGTGAAGTCGCGGTGGGCGGCCAGCGTTCAAGCAACAATGAAAACCAATGTCGTGCCAATGAAAGAGCACAAGGGATGGGCAGATCGTGACGTTCTTGCGCAGATGTCGCAAGGTGTTGGCGCGCTTATTGCGCCGTCTAAGCCGACAGGGTCATGGTGGACTCCTCGCGTTGCCCAGTCTATAGGCGTAGGGGTGCCAGTCGTTACCGATTGGCGAGAGTCTGCTATTCTTGGTGACCCGTGGATGGATCTAGCCGTTACCGTCGACGAAATGAATCAAGCGCGGCGAGATAGTCTTGCCGCGCAGCAAAAGGACAGTTATCTATCTTCAATTACGCCTAAAGGCAAAGCGCTTGAGTATCTTCTCGACACGCTGTTGCTCTCATCAAAGTGAAGTAGGGGTAAGAATGAAAAGACTTTTTCAAGACTGGCTCAAGGAGACTGCCAGGCTTCAGGAAGAGTGCTACGGAGCCAAGTACTCGGTCTTCCACAGCAACGCGCCTGATGATATCAACGCCACTATCGAGTATATGCGTTGGAACATGTTGGCGATTGACGATGAACTTGCCGAAATGCGGCAAGCAATGTCGTGGAAACCGTGGCAGCACGATGACCCGTACCTTGACCGCGAAGAACTAGTTAAGGAGGCGGTCGATGTTCTGCATTTTGTCGCTAACATCATCTGCGCCGCTGGAGCCACCGACGAAGAGCTTGACGAAATCTATCTAGAAAAAATGAAAAAGAATCGAGCGCGCCAGCGCGATGGGTACAAAGTTCGCGAGGCTGGAGTAAAGTGTGGTGTCTGCTCGAGGGCTCTTGACGAAGTCCGGGTTAGTGTTTCTAATTCAACAATTTGCGTGAAGTGCGAGGTAGTGGCATGACGATTAGCGAAGAGTGGGTGCGCGAGCAATTCGCGCAGGCAAGAGTTAAGCAGTCGGTTGGCACGGCGGTGCTAAGACTTATGGAGCTGTGGAACACAATGAACCACACAGATAAGTCAGCGGCCGAGACAGTTGAAGTGTTTAGCAAGGTAGCACTCGGGCACGCGCTTATCCCTCAGAGCGTTGCCGATGAGATCTGGGTTCAAGCGCAGCCGGGGCAAATCACTGTCGGAGATGAGGTGCGAGTTAAGGCTGACGCGTATACGGGAGAAGCTGGAACGGCGCACAACGGGCGGCGCGGACGAATTGTTGGTATTCGATACGGAGATGTCATTTTTAAGTCGGAGGACGATAAGGCTCCGGCAATTGAAGGCGCGCATCATAGCCCGTACATGCTCGAGAAGAGAGTCAAGTAATGAGAGCTTCAGCGCAGCTAGAGGTGCAAGGCGATACGTACGACGAGATTGCTGGTAAGACGTTACGCGCAGTCGCAGAGTTTCTTGGGATTAGCATCGATGAAATTGAAAATCGGGTCGACATCGAAGTCGACATTACTCCTAGCTACTCAGACATGAGTGCCGATGGCGCGTACAAGGCAACCGTGCATCTAAGAATGAAGAGGTAAAAGACATGGCAAGCAAAGAAAGCAAGAAGACCCCCCGCGAGGAAGCTCTTTGTACCGCGGCAGATCTTATTGCCGGTAATCGCGACAAGCAGTATGGCGGGCCAGAAGAGAATTTCAACCGGATTGCTAGGATCTGGACCGTTCTCTTCGGGCGACCATTCTCCGAATCGGACGTCGCGGCAGCAATGATCGCTGTCAAGATGGCGCGACTGGTCAATGGCGGGTTTCAGGCCGACACCTGGATCGACATTGCCGGATACGCGGGATGCGGCTATGAGGTGGGCCAGATCACTGAGAACAGATCAACCTCAGCGTAAGGTAAGGGCGACCGCGCGACGAAGGAGACACATGAGTGCCCCGAAGTTTGTTGACTGCAACGGCCTTGCTGGTTTTATGAGCCTTGGCATGGCAAATGCTGGAATGAAGATGCAAGGACGAGTCGGCACTCTTGATTTTGGTAACCGCGTCGCGGAAGCGAACCGTAAACACTTCAACTCGGATGATGAGTACTGGGACGCCTGGTTCTCTGATGACCCAGATGACTGGCCGGATTTTGACGACACGGACGCTGTGGTCGGGTGTCCTCCGTGCTCAGGGTGGTCACCGTTTAGCGGGCCAACATATCGCGGGCCGGATTCACCGGCGCATGTGCATACGCGTGCATTCATGCAGTACGCCGCGCGGCAGAAGCCGACAGTTGTCTCGTTTGAGTGTGTGCAGCAGGCGTACACTCAAGGGCGCGAGGTAATGCTCCAATACCGCGACATGCTCGAACAGCTAAGCGGCAAAGAATACGACCTGTATCACGTCAAGCACAACAATCTGCGTCTTGGCGGATTTTCGTTCCGGCCGCGTTATTTCTGGGTAGCGGTTGAGAAGGGCTTGCCTTTTGGTGCGCACTGCGACGACCCCACTGAGTTGCCTAAGATCATGGAAGTCATCGGTGACCTTGCCGATATGCCATATCAGTGGGAAGAGCAGCCATACGTCGGGGACGACACAAAATGGACGCGTTCGCTGAGAAATCAGACCGGCCAGGTTGACGGGCACATGGGGCGAACGAATATCCACGCTCAACGGGTCGAGGAAGTTTTCACGTCTATTGCCGAAGACGACGCCTGGATGGCCAATGAAAGTCTAGGTGACGCGCTCAAAAAGGCAGTTGATAACCTGGGCGAGTTCCCGCCGACATGGAAGAATCTTGAAGAGGGCGTTCGAAGAAAGGATTACCGTCTAGGCTTTTCGACGCCGTATCGGTGGAGCGATCGCTACTGGGCGAACGTTCTTACCGGCTCAGCGCTTGATCACGTGGTACACCCAACAAAGCCGCGTCTAATCACGCATCGTGAAGCAGCACGGATGCAGGGGCTGCCAGACGGCTGGGCTATCGAGCCCGTTCGCACGTACAGCGCGCTGCCGGCCGTGTGGGGTAAGGCCGTGCCAGTGCAAGCCGCCACGTGGCTAGGCGAGGCTATCAACGGCGCCATCAAGGGGACGCCTACTGGCCCGCAAGGGGAGCTCATTGGTGATCGTGAGTGGCTTCTTAACCTTGACAAAGGCTTTTCCCGTGAAGCCGTGCGCAAGCGCTGGTACTCAGAATAGCCGCGTCGAAATGTGATTTGATATCTTTATGAGCGAGATTAACCTGGAAACACTGCCGATCTGCGAACGATGCTGGCTAGATGAGAACACTGTCTGGGAGCCAGAGGGCGTGGACGAGGACGGAAATATTGTCTCAAAGCTGTCCGGTGTCTCCATTCCAGAAAACTTGCAAACAGGAAATGTCTACATTTGCTGCATGTGTTCTGATTTAACCATAGTTGGACTTTTCGTCGAGCGCGATCCAGAGACAGTTCCATATCTCAGTGAGATCGTTGAACTTCGCCCCTGGGAAGACTAAGACTTCGTGAGCCAGTACTACAATTACTGTCATGGGATTCGAGCGAAGTTGGCAGTACGAAGACGCGCAGGCACGCGCGCTTCGTCGCATGGCCGCGTGCGCGTATACCGCAAATGCTGTAGTTTCGGATCTAGCCGCGCCGAAAAGCATTGAGGACAAGGCAGATCTTCTCGTAGCCGCAGAAGAACTCTATGCCGAGGCAGAGAGACTAGTCGTGCTCGCCCGTGCTATCGCCTGGGGCGACGTAAAAACTGATGGTCAAGAGGTTCAAGCAGAATGATTGAGTGCGACTCCTGCGGCGAGAGATTTTCTCCTGTAGCCACTCGTTGGCTGTGCCCGCACTGCGGTTTTAAGGCGTCGTGCTGCGAAGGCGAACCTCTTTAGAAATCTTAATTTTATTTCTCGTGTCTCATGTAATATAATCAAATCATCATCGAGACAACGCACTGACAAACAACAGGGAGAGACAAAGTGAGCGACGCTCTCGTCGAGCAGTACGCCAAGAAGATCAAGCCGCTATTGCCGCTTGCCAAAAGAGCCTATGGATCCCGCGCGCAGGTTACGCCGGCGCACGAGGCAAGCCGGGAGTATACTCGACTTCTTGCGGAGTTCTACGAGAATGGCGGCAGTCTCGTCGCGCTGTCGGAAAAACTAGACGTGGCGTATAGCGGAATGCGCCGCCGCGTCTTCACCGCAAAGCTGCCTCCTTCGACCATGAAGAAGGGCCGAGTTAAGTACTCGGAGGCCGAGATCTCCGCCGCGGCTAAGAGAGTGACAAAGGCCCGAGACAGCGGTGGCGCCGAGGCGTATCATTCCGCGCTTGCTGCCGAGTACTCGAAGGGCGTGTCTCTTGCCGCTCTGGCGGAGGAGCTCGGGCTTAGTTCGGCCGCCCCTCTGTACTACGGGGTTCAGCGCGCGGCACTTCGAGAAAGCGCGTAGTAGCTTTATTCTCTCTAGGTTACATTAGATCTCTGGCTGCCCCGCGGCGCTTGAGGTGATAGCCCCTGTCACTTCGCCCGCGGGGCAGTCACCATTTGGCAGATCTTAGGGTATGATCTAACGCATGGGCAAGAGCCTTATGGAGATCGTTGCGACGTTGCCGCCGGAGGAGCAGGCAGCGGCGCTTGAAGGTCTTGACATGGACGCGCTCGTCTGGGACTGGTCGATGTGGGCTCGACCAGAGCAAAGACCGCCGCAGGACGAGTCGTGGGCAATCTGGCTGTACCTTGCCGGCCGAGGCGCAGGTAAGACTCGCTCCGCTGCGGAGTGGGTACGTGAGAAGGCTAAGTACACAAACAAGGGTCAACTGCGCTTTGCGCTAGTTGCCCGTACTGCGGCGGACGTTCGCGACGTCATTGTTGAAGGCGAATCCGGTATCATCAATGTCAGTCCGCCAAGCGAGCGCCCGCACTACGAGCCATCCAAGCGACGCCTTACTTGGGCGAACGGGAACACTGCGACGCTGTTCACTGCCGATGAACCTGACGGCCTCCGCGGTATCCAGGCACACTACGCCTGGGCTGACGAGCTTGCCGCCTGGCGGCAAACGCCTGACGCGGCTGGTATGACCTCGTGGGACAACCTTCGCGTCGCCTGTCGTCTTGGCTCTAACCCGCAGATCATCGCGACAACTACGCCAAAGCGCGTGCCGGTTCTCTATGGTTTGATTTCCGAAGCCGAGCGCACAGGCAAGGTGTACATCTCTCGCGGCTCGACGCTCGACAACGCGGGTAACCTATCTGGCGCGTACTTGGACACGATCACCGGAGTGTACGCAGGCACCCGCCTGGCGCAGCAAGAGCTGTACGGCGAGATGCTCGACGACGTTGAAGGCGCGCTCTGGACGTTGGAGATGATCGAGGCTGGGCGCCAAATGGCATTGCCGATGAACGCGCCGTTGCGCGTTGTCGGCGTCGACCCGTCTGTCGCTGAGAACCCGCGCGATGAGTGCGGCATCGTGGTATGCACCGCAATGGCTGATCGCGATCTGTATAAGCGTCATGCCTGGGTAGTTGAAGATGCCACGGTGCACGGCTCGCCTGAAGTCTGGGCGAGCGCGGTTGCCACGATGGCGCGTAAGTGGCAGGCGCCGGTTGTTGCCGAAGTCAATCAGGGCGGCGCGCTTGTGCGCAATGCAATTCAGGCTATCGACCCGAGTATTAAAGTTCTCGAGGTACACAGCAAGCACGGCAAGGCGCTTCGCGCTGAGCCAGTCGTACTTGCGTATGAGCAGACCCGTGTTCACCATGTCGGGATTCTTGCAGATCTAGAGTCTCAGATGTGCGCATGGATTCCCGGCGAGGGTAAGTCGCCTGACCGTATCGACGCACTAGTTCATGCTATGACTGCGCTTCTGATCAAGCCTCCGCCTGGATTTGTTGGCGGTCGGCTAACTGCCAAATCATTTGCAAGTCGTAGACTGCCGCAGGCGAAGCCGGGGTCCGGCGGCGGCAAGGTGTTTACAGTGCGATAGTGCACGATATAATAGCTCTACCATAACGACATTAGGACGTGTATGCAGACATTTCTTGTAGATACTGGCAGCTTTGAAGTTACCGCTCGCCAGCTTGACAATAAAAGACTTCACAAGCAGACACTTGAGGCATGGCAGACACTTCTTACTCTTACTTGTCTTGACCCTGAGGGCAACGACCGTCAGCAGAAAGGCTGGGTCAATCACCCGGTGACGCGCATGTGGCGCGGCTCCGAGGCGCTGCTTGTCTCGTACATTTCAGCTACCTATTTTGAGTGGCGTTCCCGAGGCTACAAGTCTACTCTTCTGCCCAAGACGTTTGCGACCTTCGATCGCGCGCTTGAGCTCGGCCGAGTCAGTTCCGAGCTAACCTTGCCGTCGTGGATGCAAGACGGCGACTACTTCTCGCGTCTTGTCTCAACGCATCGGCGCGCGCTGCTGGTTAAGAACTATGAGTGGTACTCGCAGTTTGACTATCTGGAGGATCCAGGGTCGTCCCCGGGCTCATACGAGTACCTGTGGCCGCATCAAGACGGTTTCATGGCAGCTTAGGTGAAAAATAAGGCTCTCTCGGCGACTCTAGCGGACAAACATAGGCTATTCCATATCGTTTACCACGTCTCTATTAAATTGTCTTAGATTTGCTCTAAGACGCACGAAAGGGTAAGTAACCCATGCGGGCGTACATCAGCGGCCCTATGACAGGCATAGATGGGCACAACTACGGCGCATTTGCGGCTCTATGCCGAAAGCTGCGCGAAGCGGGCTATGAAGTCTTTGATCCTACTGAGCTCTTTGGGGGAAGAACAGATCTACCGTGGGAGCACTATATGAAGTCGTGTCTATCTGGAATTTTTAGTTGCCAGCGAGTGTTTGTTCTTGACGGCTGGAAGAAATCTGTCGGCGCGCGCGTAGAAGTAGCCGCGGCTATGAGCGCGGCTATACCGGTGTACGAGTATGATCACGGGCTTGGTGACTGGTACAAAATTCCTTCTAGTCGAGACGCTGTCGGAGAACTAGTCGGGCTAGCGGTGAATAAAATATGAGTGTGAAAACTAGAGGGCATCTTAGGCTGGTTCACAGCGTCCCAGTAGACGATGATTCCTGGATGATCATGGACGACTCTTTGCCTCATCAAATCCGCATCGTACGCGCAATTGAAGCTGACGCGTGCGGCATGGGCATCGCCGTGTCGTGCTCCTGCCGCAAGACCGGCGAAGACACATACGTTCCTTTCGAGACTGTTGTCACTCCTGCGAGCAACGTACGCAAGATCTGGCTCGAGCACTTGTCATGAAAGACTCAAGGACTGGAGAGACGCTTTGGTACGAGTGGACCGGTGAAGATCTTGAGACGGAGAATGACGGAACGGTGTTCTTCACCATTGGACACGTCGACATTGAACACGAAGTAGTTCGTCGAGCGCTAGCGTCCGCGCTTCAGCGCGACGGATCCGCCGTATCATTAGGCGACGGCTTTAGAAGTCTTGACACCGCGATCGTCACTCACGGGTACGCCGGAATGGTAGATGGCGCCATCGACTTTGCCGTGTGCGATGTAGCTGGAGAGACACGCGAAGGCGATGTAGTTGACGAGATTTGCGTCGTTACCTGGGTAGAAATCTAAGATACAACTAAACGTACGGTTTGTACGGTATTTACAATTCGCGCTTAATAAGTTTCAATAGGGCGTATGAGTGGAGCAGCTGACGAGCTTGCGTGGCAGAAGGATGCCATCTGCGCTCGAACAGAGTACTCTCACACGAGAGACTGGTTTTTCTCAAAGAACCCTGACGAGAAGTACCAGGCTAAAAATATTTGTTTCGAATGCCCGGTTCGAGAGCAGTGCTTAAAGTGGGCTCTTGAACATCGGCAAATCTGGGGCATTTGGGGCGGGCGCGACGAAGGAGAAATCCGTCGCGCTCTTTCTGTTTCATACGTTGGGCAGGAATCACGGAGGCAGAGGTTTCCGCAGTGTCCTTTTTGCAGCGCGCGGCCAGGAAAGCTCTTCGTAGTCGTAGGCTCGTCTTTGGGCGGAGGGCGCTGGACGTCACTTCGCTGGGTCGAGTGCTCGTCATGCAAGTTCAAATGGCGCAGTCGGACCAGCGCGAACGCGGTCGAGGCGTACCACGCAAAGAGAAGTGAAAAAGAAGAAAAGACGCGTCGCGCCGCTGAAAAGAAAGCGCTCAAGACTACCCGCGCGCGAAAGGGATCTAAGTAGTGCCGCATTCGGACTTTGCAAATAAGGCGTGGATGTCAAGAGCGATCGAACAAATCGCGCCGCAAACAGTTCTCGATATCGGGCCAGGGTCTGGCGCCTATGGCCGCATTGTTCGTGACGTCGCGGCAGACGCTAACCTGATCGGCGTAGAAGCCTGGGAACCGTATATTGACGAGTTTGGTCTGCGCGCGATCTACGATGACGTTCTTGTCATGGACGCGAGAGAGCTCAACGACTGGTCAAGCGACCTAGTTATCTTTGGCGACGTTCTTGAGCACATGAGCGAGGAAGACGCTCGACTGTTGTGGGCTAAGGCGGCATCAGCCAGCGGCAAAGTGCTAATGTCGATTCCGATCATTCACTATCCACAGTGCGCCGAGCACGGAAACCCGTACGAGGTTCATGTCGTTGAAGACTGGTCGCATGAGCGCGTCATGGACACGTTCCCGGGGATCACCGAGTATGAGACCTACGCGGTGACAGGAGCGTATCTAGCTGATTTCACCGCGGGCCTCTCGGTAGAACGCTAAGTTCTTCGCAATTCGTTCGTTCGCTGGTTCAAGCGCGACTGCCTTTTCACCGTACTCGAGCGCCTTCTTAAACATTGACATGCGGTATGCAGAAATCGCCCCGAAATCCCACGGCGCTGCGCCCCACGAGTACGACTCGCATAGATATTCAAGTGGGCGCTCTGTGATTGCAAGAGCAGACTCGGCTGCACTCAGGCAGTTCGCCCAGTCGCCTTTTGCGTAGTAATGCTTTGCGAGATCAACGTACGGCTCGCGACGCCCTGGCGCTTCCTTTGCAGCTGCCTTGAGCCAGTACTCGGCTTCGTCAGGGCGACACTTCGCGATGAAGCGCATCGAAGCCGCGCGCTCGGGCGGCCACACGGCGCGCGGCAGAGACAGGTGGCGCATGAACTGTTGCACAGCCTCGTCGTACTGACCATAGTAGTAAAGTTCGCGTGCGTAGTAGAACGCGTTGCGGTCGTCGGCTGGGTCTTCATCGACTGCCTGCTTGAGCAGTGGCATGTATTGCCCGCGTGATTTCGTGTTGTCGGCGAAGTGGTAGATTTCAAGCCCGATCCAGCCTTGGGTTTCCTGTACGTCGCCGTAGTTGCGCAGGACCTCGTGAACGGGGTGCTTCCAGCGATATCCGATGCGGGCGTGGATCTTGTCGCCACCGTACGTGAGTCCGGGTGAGCCGTCCTCGTTCCAATTCCATGTGTACTGGTAGCGGGGCCGCGTCCAGCCTTCGGCGTGCGCCTTCTCGAGCTCGGCGCGCCAGTCTGGTAGAAGTACCTCGTCCATGTCAAGGGCTATGCAGTAGTCGACGTCAAGCGGCAACGCGGCTAGCGCAGCGTTGCGTGCATCGTCGAATCTCCAGGGTCGTACGCGGACGTCTACAACCTCAACGCCGTACTGGCGGGCAAGCTCAGCGGTGCGGTCTGTGGACCCTGTGTCGGCGATGAGAAGCACATCGGCTTCTACGGCGCTGCTTACCCAGCGCTCGACGAATTGCTCTTCGTTTAGGGCGATCGTGTACACTGCAACGCGCATGCGCGTATTTTATGCCTTTTTGCCGTAGAAGCGAACAAAAGCAAAGAGCCAGCGAATACCGCTGGCTCTTAGCTTAATCTATGAAATTGTTGCGAGTAACTCTACTCGTCGGCGTCGGTGTCGGTGTCGGCGACAGGCGCCGCAGCAGCCGCGGCGCGAGCCTCGGCCTCGGCCTCGGCAGCAAGATTCGCGGCCTCGCGCTCAGCCGCCTCGCTTGCCCAAAGAGCCTCGCGCTCAGCCCACTCGTCGGAAGAAACCTCTAAGTCCTCGCGAGGAATAACCTTCTGATCGGGCCCGTTGCCCGGAAGGTCAGCCTGCGGGTCCTCCTGAGAGGCAATGTACGCCTTAGCCCAGGCCTCGGCTTCCGCCTTTGAGCTCCACTTGGTACCGTCCGGCCATGTCGGTTGCATAAGCATCCCTGCCGATGCCTTGTCACCGAGCCAGATGCTAACTGCGTTGCCCTGACCGATTGAGTACTGATAGGACACTGATGCTCCTAGTTAACCGTTGGGATTGTTGAATTGTACACGCTGAACGTTACCGACTCAGACGAGTCAATCTGGTAGATGCGATCACCGCGAGCGCTAATCGCGCCAGGGCCGTAGCAGTGAGTGTAGTAGTTGAATGTACCCCACACGCCGTTGATCCAGGCGCGCTGCTTGAGTGCGTAAACAGTGTTAGTCGCGTTACGCTGGTCCGATTCAACAGTGATCTCATAGAAGTTATTCGTCGTGTCAACACCAAACATTCGACTACCAACCATGAACACCTGATAGAAGGTAGCTACACCAGTTGAGCCGTCGCCTGAGCCGTTGAACAACTGGAATGACCCAACCGTTCCGTTCTGGCTACCAGCCATGTTGATACCCATGCTAGCGTAGCCAGCGTTACCGTACGCGAAGATCACCATTTCACCGTGCATAGCAACGTCTGTCATCTGCCAGCCGGCGTTGCTCTGTCCAGTGTCGCCAAGTGACCAAGAGTCCGGGCGAGTAAGCAGGCTACGAGTGTACCAGTAGTACCTGCCGTTGGCGGCGGAGGTTCGCCCGAACGCGAAGTAGTACCCGCCGGTCTTCTTAATGTACAACGGCGGGTAGCCGAGCTGGCCGGTGCCAGCCGTGTCGACGGTACCCCAGACGTGATAGTCGTACCAGGTTACGCCGTCGGTCGAGTACGCCAGGCGACCCTGCCAGATCTTCCAGAATCGCCCGTCTTCGTAGATAACGTTGTTGGCGCGAATATCTGTAAGACCGTCGTGGGACTTACAAACCGCCCAGTTGCGACCGTTTGTTGAGTAGTACGTCGCGTTCGTGGTTAGTGAGATCGCGACGAATCGCCCTGAGCCGTACGTGCCCTGCACGAGGTTGTTGCCGCCGCCAACGTTGTTTGTGACCGGTAACTCCCACTGCTCAAAGTCGTTGGTAATCCAGATCCCGTTGTTACCGAAGGCGACATTTTTTGTGCCGCCAGCGGACACTGCGCAGTAGGTCGTTGACGGAATGAACGTCATCACGGGGGTGATGAAGTTGAGCCCGTCGCTTGAGATGCGCTGCACTCCGGCGTCGCCGGTGAGCAGGTGAACGCCGCCGCCGAACGTGTAGCTGTTGACGTTGGTCGTGTTGAACCCGCTCTGAAGGCTGAACCAGTCAATGCCGTCGGTGGAGTAGAGAACAAGTCCGCCGCGGCAGGACGCAACAAATCGACCGGCGGCAAACTTGACGTCCTGAATGATGACGTTTGAGATGAATGAGTTCTGGTCGCGGTAGTACCAGGTGTCGCCGTTGTCCTTGCTGTACGCGATCTGGCGGTCTCCGACAGCGACAATGGTGTTGTTGCCGAACGCGATGCTGTTCCATGCCAGTGTGGGCGGCGCACCCTTGCCGCCCCAGAACGTGCGCCAGCGCGTTGTTGGCATCGTGGTCCAGGATGACCCGTTATCGGTGGAGAACGCCATGGTACCAGCGTTGCCGACAGCGAACCAGCGGTTGCTGGTTGTGAACGTGACACCGTTCATGTTCTGACCGGTCGAGGCGGTCAAGTTGATCGCGGTGAAGGATACGCCATTGTCGGTTGAGAGAAGAACCTGCGTTCCGCTGTTGCCAACCACTACCCAGCGGCTGCCGTTGAATCCGGTGCCAGTCGCGGCGACGGAACCTGCCCACGGGTTGTTGACCGCTGCCCAGTTGATTCCGTCGTCTGCCGATGTTGCGATACGGCCGTTGTCCGTGACGAGCAGGAACGTGCTGGTGCTCGTGTTGTACTCCATGTCACGAATTGAACCAGCGACAGGGTTGGTTCTGCCTGTCCAGAAGACAGTGTCCGTGAACGGTGAAGTGGTGATAGACGTAGCACCGCCGGTGACAAAGTTGGCTTGCCCGGCAGCTGACGCGAGAATATTGTTACCACCGGACGCCGCGTTTCTGAACGTCCAGTTGATACCGTCCTCTGATCGGTACGCGTTGTTCTGATCCCAGACCCAGAAGTAGTTGTTGCCGAGGAACAGCGAGGCGTCATTGGTCATGTTCACACGCGATGCCCAGGTTACGCCGTCGGTTGACGTGCGAACCAGACCATTGGTGGGGTCAAAGTAGAAGAGCAGACTTCCACGGTTCCAGAGAAGGTGATTGTTGAAGGCGTTGTTGCTGAGCGTGACCAGAAGAGTCCAGGTCGTCAGGTTGGTGCTTGAGTAGATCTGACCGGCCTGGCTGACGGCGTAGAACGTTGACCCGATGAGCGCGATGTTGCGTGCGTTGAACGGAATGGTGATCGTGGCGGCCCAGCTGATCCCGTCGGTTGACGTGATGATGTGGTTCGCGTTGTCGGTCATGATGAACGTGCCGGACCCGTAGGTCGGGAAATAGTCGACAAACCAGGCGTTCCCGGTGAAGCCGACAACGCTCTGCTGCACAAAGTTTACGCCGTCGGTGCTGTACACGACGTTGTTTGTTGTCGCCCACCTGGCGCCGACAACGACCGGGCCTTCAGTTACCTGATTAACACCCGTGGATGAGATGTTTGACGGGTTTGTGAGAGAGTTTGTCGCGGAATCGATAACGCCGGTGAGAATACCGTTTGTGGCGATGCGGCTCCAGGTGTAACCATTGGTTGACGCAATCGTGACACCGTTGGCGATGGTTGTTTCCGCGGGGCCCGCGTAGATAATGAATCGCCCGAGCGCGTAGATAACGCAGTAGGTGTCGTAGAAAGTGTTCGCGACGCCGGCGAGCTGGTCAGGGCGGCCGAGGTCCAGCCACGTGCGGCCAAAGTCTGTTGACCGAAACACTGTTCCCTGGTGACCGCGGACCTGAATCCAGATTTGCCCTGTCGGGTCACACGCCATCATTCGCCGGCCATTGTACAAACGCGACGTGCTAGCGCCTACGTTTGCGTTAAGGCCAGGGTAGTATCGTGGAATGTACTGCTGAATTGGACCGGTTCGAATGTCGAATGGCTCAAGGGACACCTGAAGGTTGTTGGTCGCGGATGTGATATCGATGACCGCGGAGTCCTCGTGCACCACCTCGGCGTAGTCGCCCTTGTCGGTCGAGACGCGGATGCGCTGACGCCCGTCGTGGCTTACCTTGACGACGTACTTACCGGGCGCGAGTGCCGCTGCTGGCTTGTACTCCCACCAGCACTTATTGGACTGGACCCGGGTGAGCAGAGTTGCCGCGGCGTCCGGCGCGTTGCCGCCGGTTCCGCCTCCAATGAGATCGCTCAGTGCAGCCATTTAAACGAGTCTCCATCCATAGGTAGGCCCTGAGTATATTAACTCAATAGAGGCGTTTCGTACATTAAGTGAAAGGTCTTCGGCCAGCCCTTGAATGAGACGGCCATTGCGTGCGACAACGACGGGCGTGTTTGCCCACACTCCTGCGATATCGGCGATTCTGATGCGGTCAAAGTTTGCGATCGGGTTGGCAGGTAGTGTTACTGTGAATGCCCCGCCTGTCGTGTTTGCCCAGATTGATTCACCGCCGGCTACCGCGTAGTTGGCAGTTCTTTCTGTCCAGTTTCCACCGATTGCGGTTCGAACGAACTCGACCGTGGCAGCGTGCTTGTTGTCTACGACCGTGCCGTTGATGGTGATATTGCCTGAGGTGTCAATGTTTCCGACAGTCTCGAGTGCGCCCGTCTTGATCGGAGCGAACGAAAGACCAGGTTCAGAGAAGTTAACCGCCGTGACAGGTCGTGTTGTCGCGTCACGGAAGAACTTGGTGATCCCGTCCGATGCGTCGCGGCTGAGACCGGCGAATCGGCGCTTACCGTTGACGGTCGCGGTGCCTGTAGGAGTAACCGGCGCCGAGGAAACGTTCGTGTTTGTTTTATTGAACGTGAACGTTGTCGTTGTTGGCGCGGCTGTGATTGTGTAGACGCCGTTGAATGTCGCGTCAACGCCAGCGATTGTGACCACGTCGCCTGTAACAAACCCGTGCGCGGTGTCGGTCGTGATTGTGGCAACATTGCTTGTCAGCGCCTTGTTAGTTGCCGTGGCCGCGACAGGCGTGACCGAGGTAACGTACTCCCCGATAACCGCGAGATCGACAATATCCGCGGCGTTGGCGTTGCCGACAAATATGATCGGGTTGGTTACCGCGAGGTTCTCGGTCTCAACCGTTGTGCCACCGCCAGCGAAGGTGATCGTGCCTTCGATGCTGACGTTGCCTTGGACGTTCATATCACCCTGAACGCCGACGCCTCCGACTACCGTGAATGCTCCGGTGGCCGGGCTTGTCGACTCGGTCGGGATCTCGATGTGAACGTTAACGTCCGGTGTGATCTCCATCTGCGTCGTTCCACTGGCAAAACCACCGGCCGCGAAGATGATCTTGTTCTCTGAGCCCTTGTCGCCGGTTGCAAACACCAAGTTACCGGCGCCGTCAGTGTCGTCGGGAGCTTCGAAGAAGATGTACCCGTCATTGGGGCCGGTGATTCCAAACTCTGCCTGTGAGAACGTCGAGCCGGTGATGCCCATGTCGATCCAGCCGGACGTGTCCGTGCCATTGTCGGAGTAGACAATGATGTCGGTCGACGCATTTGGCGTATCGTTGTGCACGGCAAGCTGCGCGTACGGGGTGCCAGATAGCTGAACAACAACGTTTGCGTTTGTGAGCTCAGCGTCATCATTGAATGCCTCAGCGCCGTCCCCTAGGTACGATGCGCCGTCGACTCGAATTAGTCCTTCAATTGACACGGAGCCAAGGAACCCTGCGCCGCCGGCTACGGTTAGCGCGCCAGTTTCAGAGTTTGTCGAGTCGGTGTCAATGTCAATGTGAACTGTCTCGTCGGGGACGATCTTCATCTGCGTATTGTTGGATGCGAGACCGCCGGCCGCGAACACGATCGAGTTATCACCGCCGGTATCGCCAGTGGCAATGACCAGATTTCCCTCTCCTGCGGTGCCTTCCGGCGCTACGTAGAAGATGTACCCGTCGTTGATCCCAGTGATTGTGAATTCGGGGTCAGCGAACGCGGACGAAGTGATGCCAAGGTCAATCCAGCCAGCGTCATCGGTGCCGTTGTTGGCGTAGACGATGATGTCGGTTGACGCATTCGCGGCGTTGCTCGTGTTTCTGAACGCAATTTGCGCGTAGTCGTCTGCGTCTGTCTGGACGACAAGTACGGGATTAGTTAGATCCTGCGAGAACGCGAACGCCCCTGCGCCAATCGGCAGAAGATCTACGCCTGAGTAGTCAAGTGAGCCGGAGAGGTTTAGCGACCCCTCCATTGTAAGGTCGCCTTCAATGTTGACGTCGCCGGAGATTCCTACGCCACCAGCTACGGTTAGTGCGCCGGTACCAGAGCTAACTGACGGAGTTTCGATCTCGATGTGAACGTTGACGTCCGGCGTGATCTCCATCTGCGTGCGCCCGGTGGAGAATCCACCCGCTGCGAAGATGATCTTGTTGTCGAGACCGGTGAGGTCAGTGGCAAGTACAAGGTTGCCGCTGCCGAGAGGAGAAAACGCTGCGCCAAATACCTCGAGCTCGGTGGAGCTTAGAGGCGACACGCCGGGGACTGACACGCGGAACGTTGTTGCGGTGGGGGCGTTGATAACCGTGCGGCGGCCGTTGATTCCGACGCCGACACCGCTAATTTCTACCTTGTCGCCGGTAACGTAGCCGTGTGCGAGCTCGGTCGTGAGCGTCGCGATCTGCGCGGCTACTGCCTTGGTTGTGATCGCGGTCTGACGAATCTTTGGTCCGGACATGAAGATGTAGCCGTCATGCGGTCCCGTGATTCCATATTGCTCTGCGTCAAACTCTCGACTGGTAATGCCCATGTCGATCCAGCCGGCCTCATTGGTGCCATCGGCTGTGTAGGCAATGAAGTCGGTTGACGAGCTCGTGTCATTGTCAAGGTTGGCGATGGCTAGTTGAACAAAGTTAGGGCTGGTTGCGGCAAAGACTGAAAGAGTGTCGCTTAGATCGGCGTCCGTCTCAAACTGAATCGCCTGTGCGCCTTGGCCTTCGCCGACGTAAGCAATGTCAAGCTCAACGGTGCCGGTCCATTCAGGCGTGTCGCCGTCAGTGGTTAGAACCTTGCCCGCGTTGTTTTCCTGCGCGGGAATGCCTTGCTGCCCGACAGCGATGATCTGAAGTTCTTCAACGTCAGTGTCGGGAGAAAGAGCGGTATGCTGCTCGATGACGATGAACGTGCTGTATTGGTCGACGACGATGTCGTTGACGTAGTAGACGACACCCTCGGAGTATACTCCGCGAAATCGAATACCTTCGATGACGAGGGTCCAGTTTGCAGTGGTCGTGGGTACAACCGCAGTGGCTGGATTAAGGCCGGTGTAGGCGTACAGGTTGGCGCCGTACTTGACGACGTCATTGTACTCGTACTCAGTTGACGGGCTGTAAGCTCCGGCCCAATTAAACCGAAGCTTGCCCAGGTCGAGGATCTGAGCCATGTTATAGAACCTCCATCAGCAGGCGGCCGTCTTCCCAGTAAAACTTAAAGTTGTTGTACGACCACATCCAGTTGACGTAGTCGTCTCGGTACTGCGCTGGAGGGTCAGGCAAACGCACGGGTTCGTCTCCAGTGATCTTCTCAATGGTAGTTTTACCCGTAACGTAGTCTTGCTTTACTCCATAGAAAATCTTATCAACGAGATCTTCAAGTGAAGGAGACTTTCGGTCAACGGTGACGAAGTACTGTGGCATTAGCGAACTCCTTCACGGACGGCAAGCGTGATATCAAAAGAGTCGTTGATAGGCGTTGTAGCGTACAGCTCGTCTCCTGGCATCAGAACCAGCTCGACGAGAGGGACTTGATCTAGCAGGTTTGTCATGGTTCTTTCGTCACCATCTACCAGCTCCATGACAAGCGGCATAGACTTGAAGACTCGGATGTTCCGAAGGACATACGCCTGATCTTCAGACGCATCGATGACGTAGAGAGAGATTGGGAGAATCCCGCCCTCCTTGTTTGTCGCGATGAGCGAGGTTACTCGCGTCCGCTTCGTGGCGGTAAAAAGAAGAGTGCCGGAAGATCCGACATCTTCAACGTACACGCCTCGTGATTGGCCGGTCCCAGCTCCGCTGTTGTCACCTGAAAATCCTGGCATCGGTTTCCTTACGCTGTGCCTTGGCCGGCGCCTTGAACGAAGTAGCCTACGCCGCTGGATCCAGCGACGTATAGAGCATCATTTTCGTTCATCGCGAATCTAAAAGTTTCGTACGAGTTGCCTGCCGTTATAGGAAGGTTAAAGGCTATAATCCCCCACTGAGTGGGAGTTGACTCGGTCGTCGGCGGTACTACGTAGACATACACAAACGCGTCTTCGTCGTTCTTATTGGCAGCAATGACGGAAACGAGAGTAGGTTCTGTGGCCGTGTATACAGCCGTGCCAGAGCCAAACTCGGCCGCGGCCGGCTCAGCTGTGGCTAGTCGAAGAATTTGCAACTTAAGCTCCTAACCACCACGGGACGACCAGGTCGCTAGATCCGGCTGGTCCGGTTGCGCCTGGCGCGCCTGCAGGGCCTGTTGGTCCTTCAATGTTACCTACGTTT